AGTATAATGCCACCCAGAAGGATGGATATACCGAAATTAACGAGATTTACTCAGGCGGTCTAGGTAGTGGTAGTCCTATCGAGGTCACATCTAGGATTGATGCCAAGGGTAACTATTTAGATGAAGACAAGGATGGCACGTATGCCATGGTTGTTCGCCGATAGGTAATCAGCGGCTTAATCGCCGCTCCTTAAATATCTCCAATCTTTATTGGTCAGCCCTCTAAAAAAGGTTTTAAGCTGACCTCTCCCCTTTTTGTGTTCTAAATTTTCGAACCATTTAGTTTCATACATCTCGTTCCATAACTTCTGTATACGATCCTGAAATGGGTAGAAATCATAGGTACCGCTGTATAACACACTACCACCCCCTTCATATTTAACAGCCTCATGTGCTGCTAATATGAGGGCGGGGCAGCCGTACTCAATACACTTGGACTTTTTATTTATACCGTCCTCGTGATCAAATCTCATCACTCTATTAACCGAGGGCACATCACCCCAATTAGTGATGGATTTTATAACAGCGGTTCGTAGTCCTTCATTTACTTTATTGAGACTCTCCATAAAATTAATTACCGTAGTTACTGTGCAGATTTCCTAGAAACAGGTCGACCTCCCACGCTCTGCGGAGAACCAACCCCCTAGTAACTACACCACCCGATTTTCTATACTTGGGCATGATGGTTGCCACACTTTCGTAGTTACCATCATTTAGGCGACCCTTACCCGATACGAGACGGATTAAGTTGGATCTTCCCAAGTTGTAACTAAAGCTAATAAGTGCCATTTTTTGCGACACTGTGAGTGGTACTTTAACAACATCCTCAACATGGGCAGCATGCTTAGGGATGATCTCTTCGATCAATTCCCTCTCAGCAACTTTCTTACAAATATAGTCCCTATCCTTGATCTCATCACCCGTGAACCCAAACCCGATAGTGGTCTTACCGCCAGTACATTTATATAAATTAGGGTAGAATCCTTCCCAGTGCTTCACCCCCTCAATGAATAGTTCCATATCGAATTCGGCTCCACACCCCTCATCAACTTCACAATCACCCAGAGGGGAGGGCTCGGGTAGTACTTCCCGAATTTCCACTGGTACTAGTACGGGTGGCTCAATTGGTGGTGTTGTGATGAATACAGGTTTCGTTAATTCGTTAAAGAGATCCTGTGCCACGGCTTCGCTGATCATCGGACGAACAAGTACCCCCTCAGGTTTATCAAGCGAAACCTCGACGATTGTATCCTCTTTAATACCACCACTCGGGGTATCGAACGACCCCCCATTCTTAGTGGATAGAACAAGCCCAACACCAGTACCGATTAATAATAGTCCGTAAATTGAATAAGTTTTGATATCCATGAGCACGTTTTACCCCACCAGTTCAGAATGTCAACAAAAAAGAGCACCCCTTTCGGGGTGCTCTACTACTATTCACACTACTAACCGTCAATTTGTACAATCCCAAGCTGGGAAAGGATATTTGCCATAGTCGCAGACTGCTCTGCCGCCTTATAGGCTTTGACTACATCTAGGATATTGGTTTCAGGAAATTCCTTATTAAGTCGTTTAAGGAATGCGAGAATATCCTCATCAACCTTGATAGGTTCGGTCTCGATAAAATCCTCGACACTCCCCTTACTGGTGAGATCGAGAATGTTTAGTGTATCGTCGTCGCTCGGTGGCGTATTGTCTTTGCTCATATTTTTTTGTATTTGGAGTGAATGGTTAATAGAATTATTGTACCCACAATCATACTGATATGAGGGAAGGGTATTGCTAGAAAGGTATTAAGGACTCCCAATGTCACTAACAAATTGATAGATCCTTTAGGAGTGCCGCCGACTTCTTTTGGGTCGGGCTTACTGTTAGGAAATTTAGGTACTACTTCGTCGCCCGTGTAAAGTTTTGACTTCCACACCCTCTTGAGTTGGCGGTTTGAGGAGTTGGAGTGCTTTGCCACAATTCCATTATCATGAATAATCTCCTCGATCCATCCATTCTTGGCGGCGGTTCGAATGACCTGACCTAGGGCTCTCATCTGGCAAGGTTTCTCCAACCCTGCTGACCACAGATCATCACAGAACATTGAAGGATTCTTCTTGAGGTATTCCTCAAGAAAGTTTGTCGCATCAACTATCCACTTACCACCAGCACTTAGTGCGGCTCTCTCAACGCCTTCATCGGCACTTCTAATAGCATCTTCTGTTGCTTTCATGTGTACTATGATGACAGATTTTGATTTTAAGTCAACAAAAAATAGTATATTTAACGTATTTTTTTAAACGGGGGATCTAAGAGTAAGTCTACGAAGTACTTAATCTTCTTATATACATTGGAGTGAAGCGTGAAGTTGTACTTCTTAGTTGCGGTCTCTTTGATCCACATCCTTAGGTCGGTTCCTTGTTCACTAGACCTACTAGCCCAGTCGACCACAAGCTCACCAATTTGCTCCATACACATGGACTTGATACCATCCGTGAAGAATTCAGGATGATGGTCGTTATTACTCTGATGCTCTTTGACTGCCATCGCAACCTGCTCCTTACTTGCACCATTGTTGGTTAGGTATTCGAACTCGATACCACTGAATTTGGATACATCGTGACTCTGTGCCCTCTGGGCGATTTTGAGTGCCAGATTGAACTCACCATCCTCCACCAGACGCATACATAATTTCTTGGCATGCTGTCTGACGTTTGCGCAGTGGTCCCATGGCACCATGAGTCTGCGTTTGAAATCTTCGACTTCTTCTAATGTTGGCCTTTCAGGTTTATCCTTATTATCCATAGTCATATTAATTATTGTCGTAGTCACTATAGAATGGCGTCTAACCATTCAAGAGCCTCCTTTCGGGTGGTGACCACACCATCAAGTTGGAGGTTGTAAAGTGTTGTGAGAATGAGCGAGAATGATTTATCACCCTTACGCCCTCTGTCGATGATATCATCACCCGTCACGAAACATTTAGGTAGTTCCACCGTGTCCAGTGTTTCGCGAAATTTAACCACAAAATGTAACGGCAACTCAGGCACCACACCACTATTACACTTACAGCGGTAGTATTCCACTATATCTGTATAGTATTCCGATGCAAATAACCGCTTTCTTGTATGTAGCGGGGCTGATGGGAAATTGCAAATAATGGTAGGTGCTTGTAGGATATTCACAACAGTGCCGATAGTTTTATTGGGGAACTTCAATCGCTTGAGTAGCGAATATACGTCAGGGGCTCCACCAATTAGGAGAGCCAATTTAACCTCCACACTAGCTCCTTCAATTTCAGAGAAGAGGTCACAAACCTGCGGGTACAAATCGAGTACCCAATTCAAGATGCCAGTCTGTTCCAAAAGGCATACGCCCTCGTAACAATTATCACTCTCCAAGATCTTAACCAACTCGGTATTGATGCGCTCCTTAGACACAGTCTTAACCAATGCTTTATTCTTAGTGATCGCATTTAGTGTGATCACATCGATGGAACCCCCCAAGGTTGTCGCGAACCTGATAGCTCGGAGCATCCTTAGTGGATCCTCCTCAAATCTATCACTAGCGTTACCAATGCACCTAATGGTGAGGGATCCAATATCATACAAACCACCAACGTAATCAATAATCTCCCCTGTCAGAGGATCTTCGAAGATCCCATTGATGGTGAAATCGCGTCGAGAACTATCCTCTTCAGCATTGGTGAATTCAACGGAATCTGGTCGGCGTTTATCCCCATAGACCCCATCATTCCTGAATGTGGCGATTTCGAAAACATGACCACCCCTCTTTACCATGATGACCCCGAAGTGTGCACCAATGGTGTCACCGTCTGGGAATAGTTCTAGGATCTGATCAGGGGTGGCCTCGGTGGCGATATCATAATCCTTAGGTTCCTTACCTAGGATGTGATCACGGACACACCCACCTGCTAAATATGTTGTGTGTCCGTGATCGATCAAGACTTTAGAGATATCGACCGCATGTTCTTTAATGTTTGACATGCACTGGTTTTACCACCTGTGATTTATAAGTCAAACACTAAAATTCGATATATGCACATTCCCTACTTAATTTGGCACCATAGTGCTCCAAACCAGTGGTTTCCATGAAACATATGGTGGATGTGGGATCGTTCACATCATGTGCGGGTACCTCCCACTGCTCACCAAAGTCTTCACCTCGACCGTCCACAACTCGACCACCACTAAACACACCCAACAGTCTGGCGTCCTCGGTTGCTATGTACTGTATAGAGCCACGCCCACTATAGAACGTATCACCCTTCTTTACTTCTCGGACCTTCATATATTTATTCACAGGTTGAGGTTGTTGACCAATTCATTTAGTTCACCCGCTTCATCACCCCAAGCAGCTACAACTAAAACACCACCTTTACATGGCTTGATAACCAATGGATCATTGGGTGGTATATTCTCAATAATTTCATCAATAACTGTGGTAGCAATCTTAGACTTAGCTCTATGCGCCCAAGAACAACCACTATTGAATGCTGTTGGTGGAGCTACGACATAATAGTTTTGGATAAAATCTGTTCTATATACTTCGTTGACAATATTCTCAAACACTCTACCTTCACTGGATTTTCTGATTAATGAGAGTTTATTGTGCTTTTCTCTCGCTTCATCTCTACTAAGATATGAATTAAAATCGAAACTTGGGTCATCTGCCATATTAGCCATATTAGCTCTATACTCATTAAGGGCTTCGATATATTTCACGATGTTATCGGGATTTGATAAAACTGGTAGCACTCTGGAACGGAAACTCGGATCTAACATATATCCACTATTAGTGTTTGTACCAATCCTATCATGCGTAATGTGATCTGGGTCTTCAAATGACCGTATTTTTAAAGCTTCTACAAAATCTTCCATAGAAGCTTCATCCTGTTTTTCCAATTCGAATATTTGAATATATGGCAATTGTCCTTCTGGGACACCACCAATATATCTATCCGCTCTATCTACCCTCAGATCCAGAGATGTCACAACTTTCTGTAGAGCTGCCCAAGGGAGGAATATACATGATTCGTATTTTTCTGAATATTTTTTAACTAGGTCTTGTCTGCCTTCAAATGATAGAATAAATTCAGAGTATCTTACATTAGCACAAGATCCAAACCCTAGAGACTTTAGAGTTTGTGAAGTGTGTTTAACGTCACAAACTCCCCCCCTCAAAATGTCAAACTGTTCATCGATGAACCCTTTAATATCTAAATTAGCATAAGGTTCTTCTTGTGTAATATTTTCAATGTTTTGTGTTGTTGCCATAAAAAAACTATACCACACAATTGTGGTATAGTCAAATTAAAATTGGCAGAGCGAGTGGGATTCGAACCCACAAGACTACAGATTTGGAATCCACTGCTTTACCTAATAAGCTTCCGCCCTGTTATGTTAAAAGTTTTGCATATCTACGTCAAAACATAGATTCATGAATCGACTAGCTGTGTCATTTCCGATCTTACGAGCTACCGAATTACTAACTTGAAACATTGGTTGCCTGTTTTCATTATCGGACGCAATCGCATCTTGGCACATCATTGATATATTACAGTGCCAGCTATGTGCGTAACCACCACACTCATTAGGATCGTCATCAATCATGGCTTGCTTAATAACCTCAAATGCTTCCTTTACTTTATCAGAATCCGATCCTGTTGGCGCATCTGGTGACAGGATCGAAGAAAGCCGATCATTAGCATCCTTTAATTCCCTTTCCATATTTCTAGCTTCGTTCAGCAAGTTACTCCATCTAGCTCCGTCACGCTCGCTAACGATGTCACAATTGATGTCCTGCAACTTGTGTTTTTCATAGGCTGCGAAATTGGTTCTTGGAGTTTCTTTCATATAAATATGTTTTGGTTGTTTAAATTAATCATCCGTAGATGGTTCTCTCATAATCATCAAGAGCATCTTCCGCAGATTCCTTGGTGTCATAAGGGTAACTAGGTACACCCATACTGTCGAAGAAATACCACTTACCGTTGATTTCCTTAACAGTCCATACAAGATTTCCTCTATTCTCGATTTTTGTTACTGTAGACATAGCTTTACAATTTAAATCCTTTCTTTCCGAATACCAGAACAATGTTGGATTTGCTCTGATCCTTATTATCCTTAGTGTGTTGTGACCAGATTTCAGAGTCTGGGACTTCATTAGTCACCGAATCCATGACAACCGAGTTGTCGTCAGTGTTCACCATTTTGATCTCATATTCAGGAGAACGACTTGCCGTCTCGATGAATGACTTCCAGAGACGATAACCCCCTTCTAGGTGATCCTTATCACTAACAACGGGCTCGATCTGGTTGATGTAATTCATATACCAAGTCTTAGCTAGGTTGTTACCAGCATGATCTTCACGAATACGTAGATTATGAGCTTGGCGATAACCGCCCACGGAAGGGCGGAGGTGTACATGTAAGACAGGTTTAACCTCCTGAATCTTGTTAGGATTTTTACGAACCTCGTCGATGTCAAATAGACTGAATACGTAACCAGTTGATCCCTTATGGACAAAAATGTATTCGTCTGTCTTATACAGGACATTCATCCTGCTAATGTTGGCGAGGCTAATATTTTCGAATTTATTATCCTTCTGATAGACCATCTTGTTACTAGGGTAGTGAACCATTTCTTCGATTGTTTCGATTACTGTTTTGAATTCCTTCATGGTTGGTATTTATATTATATTTAGGTTACAAGTCAAATGAAAAATAAAGAAAAATCAATATTTGTTTAAAAAGGAAGGGAGGGGCACCACCCCTCCCTTCTCGCTCAACGACCCCCGTGGAATGAGAGGTGGGATAATATGTCCCTAACTGCCATAATTGACGGGGTGTTATCATCCTCACCGATCTCACCAAAAAAACGGTCATCCAATAGGAATGAATAAGAAGTTACTTGATCATATAAATCAGGCTCCTTAAATCCCACCACTACAATCCCAGCCCGTGTGAGAGCCTCCCTATACCACTCCAGTGTTGCACCAGAACCACCATTCATAACCATAACAGTTTTGTGGTTCTTTCTCCAATCCAGATATCGTTCCAAATCCTCACCAGTACACTCGTTAGCATATTCATCATTAGAGTGTCCCGCTTGGATTCCCGCTTGGATTCCTGATAGTTGATATAGAACTAAGGAATACATTCGTAATTCACTATTCGCCATATATTATCTATTCAATAACTGTATCAACTAAACCGAAATCCACAGACTCTTGAGCTGTCATATAATGATCCCGATCACAGTGTTTTTCGATGAACTCCACATCCTGATCGCAATTTTCCGCCAAGATGTTGTTCAAGCGACTTTTGAGACTAAACATGAACTCCACAGTTCGTTCTACGTCTGAAGCAGTACCACCAGCACCACCCGACACTTGGTGCACCATGGTGTGAGCATTCGGTAGGATGTGGCGCTTACCTTTAGTACCCGCACTGAGGATCACGGTAGCCATTGATGCACACATACCCATACAATAAGTATTCACGTCACAGCTTAGCATCTTGATTGTATCGTAGATAGCCAGACCCGCAGTCACGGATCCACCACCAGAGTTGATATAGATATTAATATCCTCCTTAGGATTCTCGGATTGTAGATACAATAGTTGGGCGACCACGATGGGTGACATAGTGTCGTTAAAGTCTGTCCCGATGATGATCACTCGATCTTTTAATAGGCGGGAGTAGAGATCATAACCCTTACCATCCGCATCCAATACTGTTGGTAGTATCATTATTATTTGTTTTATTTGTTTTATTTGTTGTGCACCTTTGTGCGAGATTAATCATCAATAAATCCGAATTCCACACCCAAGTGGGATCCGATCTGTGAAACAATTAAAAAGTTAGTATGGTGTGAAATATTCATCACGCTCGACGCCATCGTCGTCCTCATAGGTAATCTTACACGTCTGCCCTATATAATACCACCCAACTAGGGTGAAGTCAAACTCTCCTAATATGTGCTTGAGTCTAAAATTCAACCATATTGGATCAAAATCCACATGGGTTTCTTTGTCTGTGACATTCGACAATTCGGTAAATAAATCAGACTGCACATATTTAATTATAGTTAATGAGGATTTAATTCAAATATGACAGTCTGGTTATAACTACTCGGCGAGGAATAGGAGACCCTTAGAGTACTTCTGGATCTGCTCGGGTGTCGGGTCTTGGGAAAGGTTGTGTACCATGTCCAAGATCTTCACCTCTTTCGCAAAGCGATTACCTCGCACCTTTTCAAGGTATTCTTCGTATGACTTACTGCGATCTTTAGTGAGAATCTCAACAGCCTCCAATACGATAGTATCAAACGATTCCGAGATTGCATTTATGGTACATTCCTCGGCATCCGAGTCATCAACACCACGAGCCTTGGCAATCACCTTGGCATCCTCGATGGTATCATGTAGGAGTGCAATTACTTTGGTGTAGTTGCAGGTAGCCATATTGGATACGGCAATTGGATGATTGACATATGGGGTAGTACCATCTCTGCGGAAATGACCCTCATGAAGATCAACAGCTAGTTCTCGTGCCTCGGTGACCATGTTGGGATCTAGGTCCATGAGACGACTAGCTGGGGATTCATCCTTACCATTTATGTAATGCCATAGGTGTTGTCGACAACATTCGACAACACGTTCACTTTCCAGATATGCTTGATCGAGGGTCATCTTATAAACCCCAGTGTCGTTATAGGGTTCATTTGTGATGAAGTCACTCATGAACATTGGGATAGCCATGTTATCGATTTCAGTGGTTAGAATAAAACCATCTTCCGAATTGATTAGGGATCGCAACACATGACTAATATAATTAGTAAGCACCCTAAACTCGATTTTGGAACTAAAGGCGTAGATGATGCCTGTGGTGAAATTTTTGTCTCTATTAAAAATATATTTACTCATCGTTTTGTTTATTTAGTATTTCTACTCAAACCTCTCAGATACATATATGGATCAATGTTTAAGAAGTTGTTGCCGTCGATTAAACATCATATCGCTGTGATCGTCAAGAATTAAATGGCCATTTATTGATTTTGTAGTCGTTAACCACTTCCCAATTACCCGCCGATGTCGATATGGAATCATGTGAAATTATATTCCCAGTAGTATTCCACCAACTCAGGATCCAAAGTTCCAATAAGTTCCTCAATTTTACACTTATCGACCAAAAATAGGTCTTTATTATGTTTCACCAAGTACTCGACGCCACCAATTTCCACAGTGGTGTCGAGTAGGACATTATAGGCATCCCAATAATCAGGGTGGGTATTTGGTTGTGTGGATAATGCTGTACGAACGGATATGGGAATTTTAATGTATTCACTCAAAATCTCCGCAGCCAGTCGGGGCATATTCAAACCATTCGACCCACTAACCATAACCTCTGAGCACTCTTCAAAGGCTTCATGGATTTTAACCAACTTACTATAATCGCCCTTCATAGATCGGGTTGCTTGAGAAGTACAGCCTCGGGCAGGTTTAGGAACAATTCGATATCGGTCATGTCTGGGTGCTCGAACCTCATTATAGAGGTTGTTATGGATACCCAGACCACGATCAATAGCAGTACTAGATTAATTAATATGGTCATTATTTTGGGGCTATTTAAGTTGTATTAACTAACCTTCTTGGCGGGTTTAATACGGGGCTTGGTGCCTTTAGTTACAGTATTTTTAGTGATCGTAATAGACTCCGCACCCTTGTATTCGTGAATATTGAAGATGATATCATGAAATACGCGCTCAAAAATACTACGAAGACCCCGTGCTCCAGTTTTCTTAGAGATTGCCTCGTCAACGATTGCACCCATAGCGGTCTCGGATACCTTCATTTCAATATCACTCTTCTCGAAGATTTTTTCAAATTGTGAAAGGATATTGTTAGTAGGTTCTGCGATGATTCGAAGGAGTTCATCACGGCTTAGATCCTTCAACGGACAGAAAACTGGAAGTCGACCAATAAATTCAGGAATTAGACCGAATTTATACATGTCGGAAGGTTCAGCATGTTCGTAGATGTTGTCGATGCCTTCAAATGGGTCTACATCGTCGCCGCTAGAACATGCTGAACCGAAGCCAATCTTCTGTTCGCCTTGTTTACTCTCAGATTTGATACGCTTCTTGATGATTTTATCGAGCCCTACAAATGCACCACCACAGATAAACAAGATCTTAGACGTATCCACTTTGATATAACCCTGTGTCGGGTGTTTGCGACCACCACCGTCAGGTACATTACAGTCAGTACCTTCGATGATCTTCAATAGTGCTTGTTGTACACCCTCACCCGATACATCCCTAGTGATCGATGTGTTGCCGTTCTTAGAACCAATCTTATCGATCTCGTCAATGTAGATGATACCACGCTCAGCTTTACTTACATCACCATCAGCTTCTCGTAGAAGCTTAAGTACAATATTCTCAACATCCTCACCCACATAGCCAGCTTCGGTCACGGTTGTGGCATCAGCTACAACAAAGGGTACATCAAGGATTTTGGCAAGAGTCTTGGCAAGTAGAGTCTTACCTGTACCAGTAGGTCCAAAGGTGAGAACATTAGACTTGTCCATCTCACCATCACCATCTTGAGTTCGTAGGTAGTGGTTATAAACCGCCACAGCCAACTTCTCTTTGGCAATGTCCTGTCCAATTACGTATTCACTCAACTTCCCTGCAATTTCGTAAGGTAGTAATTCATTTACACTCTCGACCACTGGGGCGGTTTCCTCGGGCGACCCCACACGCTTATTAACAAAGTGATTGTGGATCTTGGATGCACACACCTCACAGATTACCACCGAAGGGTTTACGGACACCTGTGCCACATTAACACCAACACCGCCATCACCGCAGAGGTCACACTTCTTAGATTTATTTTTATTCGCCATATTAATTTTGTTCAAAATACTGATCGGTGAGATCTTCTACTCCCTCTCCCGATCCTTCGTCATTCTTGCTCATTTCTTGGAAAAAGTCAATAGAATGTTTACTATCCATCGGGGTCATGTTCATAAAGTCCTCATAGTTAATGTTACAACGCTTGGATAAAAATAGACTATCCTGAATAATAGTCTCAGGCTTCCCCGCAAAAAGGAACTTAACTAGGACGGGTATCAGATCCAATGCAAACTCCGCTTTAATATTATCCACGCCGATATCAATAACAACACCTTCCATAAAACCGTTGATGTATTCGTTGACGTGCTCAAGTATAGCTGCCCCATCAACTGGTGGTAGGCTGTTGAAAATTTGCTCCTTGTCGGAATATTTGGTTAGTTCCACTCCCTTAACACTCCTGATAGTACATATGGTGTGCCTAGCCACGTTCTCCTTTATAGCCCCCTCTCTACCACTACGGGTCATGAACACCCTCTGCATCTCCATATCGTCACGTATAGTAGGTAGATCTAGTGTGACTTCATACCCGCTCTTAGGTAGGGTTACACACTTCCTGAATGTATTGTCCGCTATTTTACTTATAGAGTGGAACCATTCGGTTACATCAATAACATCGTCCATACCATCCCCGTACTCTATGTATGGATTAACACAGTTGACCCTCCAAGATAGGAATATGAATAACATATCGATCACCGTGAAATTACTAACATCAACATCACCGTCAACAATGCAATCCTCGATGATGTCCCATTGGGTACATATCGAATCTGGTAATGAGTCGGAGGTTCGATATAGTGCTAATAGATGCTCATTACGAAACTCATTAAACCTCACACATCTCTTCAAAGATGGTATGTATAGTAAGCGGGTGCTGCGAAATCTACTCATTCAAATATATTATAGTTCCCACCCTAAAAAGTCAAATAACTACTACTTTTTTATCTGGTTCACGAATGCAATCAAGTGCTTACAAAGGTATCCCTCATCATCAGGATTCATAACCTTTGGCTTCTCTTTAGTGTGGGGATTGAACATATCTTTGATGGGCTTAACCCCATCCCAAGAGCCTACACCCTCTTTATTTCGGTAATACCTAAACCTTGATTGGAAGTCACTACATGAACATGACACATTATCAATTTTACCAGTGGTGTCGATCACATCGACGATACATTTATGAGTTTTAGATTCAGACTTCTCACTACTGGTGGCATCACATGTATGTCTGACCACCCCCTTGGAAGGGATTCTCTTCTTCTTCCAATTTTTTATAACCACACTCTCCGCCCTTGATTTCCTATTGGACTGGGAACGTTTATTGACTTTACTCTTGGTCGTAGTTCTACGCTTACGCTTCTTCTCGCATAGTAATAGTATTCTACCGACAGTTTCATCAAATTTTCCCATACAACTAATTATCATCTTGAGTCACATATAAAGAAAAATCCCCAACATCCGTTAGGATGTCAGGGATTTGCTTAGGAGGGATTGTACTAGATAGGTTTAAAACTTTTCTTGATGTTTTGAACTTGTCGATCCAAAATATTCTGTGGGACGTTGTGCACATTAGTACCACCGTGGTGGTTCTCCATACAGATGACGTGAACCTTGTAACCTTTCTCCGTAGCCACCTTGATATACTTGGAGAATGTTTTATAAACCGTGGAGGTGTTATTCACAATAACGTGTGATACATCGTTACTGGTAGCGGTAATGAACTTCTCCATACACCGCTTGTGGGCAGAACCCAATTTGGTGGGATCAAAATTGTATTCCCCAGTTTTGGAATCTGTGAAATAATCATCGGCACAGCAGATGATAGTATCACTACGCATCAACGACTTTAGGAATACCCCGTATGTGGTTTTACCTGACCCTGAGACACCACGAATGATTGTTACTGTTTTCATATTGTTACTGTTTTTATTTTGTATATAATTGTTTAACCTTTTCAGAGATTTCATCGGACTCGGAGTTAAGTCTATTGGCGACCTTATTCTCGTGAGCCTTCTTTGAAGTCTTGTGGTAGATAATAACCAGATCCTCGATCATATCAACACCTTTTGTTGTATTTGGTGCAAATTTCTCGATGTACTCTTTCAATTCCTCTACGGTAACCAAACCATTCTTGACCTTAGCATCAATAATGGGCTGGTACCTATTATTATCGGTATAATATTGCGAGGCGGAATAGTTTGCCAAGTTAATGATCCAACGATCCCTGATAGGATCGTTGAACCAATAGTGCACCACCTTGTCCAAGGATTCTTGAACCAGATTACAAGGGTTGGGGATAATCTTCTTGAATTTCTTCTCGAATTTTTCCGTCCCCTTGCGCCATTGTTTGTACTCTTCGGAAGTCATGTTAGTAGCATACATAAATCATCCAATAGTTCAATACTAATTTCACTTTAAGTAGTTCTTGTATGCCGATGTCATAATGTCAACAGCTAGATCCTCTTTGAATGTCCACCCTAAAACATCCTCGATCTCCTCTACTCGTTTGATACAATCAAGGCAGATGTCGTTAATTTGATTTACTGTGAAATTCTCAGGGTGTGTCTTCACTTCATAAGCCAACTCCCAATCTTCTGGGAGGTAGTTCTTAATTTTCAACGGATACACCCCGTTATCTTGGAAGAACTTCAGACCTCTTGAGAGTCGAATCATCTGTGTTACATTTTTAGGACTAAATCCGTATTTGTCTAGTTGAGCCCTTCGTGCACCACCTAACCTACCAGTTCTCTCACCCATGGCTAGACGGTATTCTCCGTAGCAGTAACCTTTGGTGGAGTGTACCAAATTACCCGAATTGATGAAATTCGAAGGATTGTCAATAACTGGTTCCAGAATGGGATCCAATAGAGAGCAATCATCTTTATCAACGTAAAGAGATTCTATCGCCTGTGTGTTAGTCTTGCGTAATATGTCGAAGAATCTCCATAACTCGAAATAGACTTCATCATCCTGTCCATCATCACCACCAGTTTTACTGATAGATTCATCCACTTGGAATCGAAGGATCTTGGACGGTTCGGTGTTTAGGTACACACCACGCCAATCAATATCAGAAGCATCGTTATTCAAACCATATAGGTGAGAACCACCCACATACTTCATTAAAAAATTTATATCATTCTCCATGTTTTAAAGCATATTTAGGACTAATAATCTTGAAGCTTGTAGGCTTCTGCATCTTGAAGTTGAAGTCGGGTTCGGTGTAGCGTACTACAATACCTTCCCCTATAGCACCATTCTCGTATTTTACACTATTGGCAATTTCCACTAGGTCATCGATACCACCGAAGTTCTTCTTACCTCGATATACCAGTTCAGCCATAGGCAATTCCTTATCCTCACAGAAACTAGTCAATTGATCCAGTCCCCATGAAGTCTGACCATGGCCTCGTGCCACGGTTCCCCCGTTGAATACTCGAATTTCGAGTCCTTGGATACCATGAGGGTTGCCTTGGATACTTCCACCAATAAGTTCAGCTTGGATGTATACCCCATCAGGGATGTCTACCAGACCATATTTATAAACCGCATCCCAGAAATCAGAACGAGTACCTTCTTCAGGTTCCTTCAGAAGAAGGTTCCTCGAACATACCATCAACTCACCATCAACCTTCAACACAGTAATGGATGAACCATCCGCCTTAACGGTAATGTAGATCTCCCCATCACCGATCTGGTCGATAATCTCTGGGATGTTCTGCACACGCTCCTCGTCGGCCTTCCTGATGATAGTAGTAGGAAAACCGCCCTTAGCGTCAGAACACTTGGGAAGGGGTTTCTCGTACTTCCCAACACCCATGGCTTCGGTGACATCATCACCAATATCCAAAATATCCGATGAATTACCACTAACTCTGGTGTATACACTCAACGGGAAACAAATGCCATAAGACATCTCCCCACGCAATTTGGCGGTATTAATTCGGTATTTATTCTTGGATAGGAATTCAAATTCGGGTTCTGGTGGTAGGATCGAATCGAGACCCACATACACCACTTTATCACCTACATTGAATTCCCCCTTTTTGACCACCACCTGCCAGCCTAGAATAGTTACCAATTCCAGTGCATCAGCATTAGTGTGATCCTTAACTTCCAGTACTTCTTGTATAGTTGCTTGTTCCATAATATCTTTTAGATGTTAGTTAATGTCGGGAGTTCAAAAACTCCCAATAATTCTCTTCATAGATTTTTTTGCTTGAGTACAGTTACTGACCATTACTGCATGGATACGATTTGTGATGAAACTATATGATGCCTGATCCGTAGCCATTACATTGCCCCTTACGTAACCCAAATTAGGGTTAAGCATGCAGATTTTTATATCCTCCATACCCCCAAATGTAGCTCCCGAAAATTGACACTTCTTAGAAGACATGAGATTTATGAAAGATTGGTACGAAAGATTGATCTCAATCCCTCTACTTTCACAAAAATTATACAAATCAACCATTTTTTTAGTGGTCGCCTTACACAGTTCAAGATCCGATATTTCTTTCATATTTTTTGATATTTTTCACAAATTTCTCCAACTCATCCGTGGTCACAGATTTCTCAAATACAGACTTTAACGCATTGAATTTCTTGGATACAGCTACACAATTTCCCACCTCGTAAGGTCTTCGAGAGTCCACTCTTTCTAAGGTAACGTAATGGTCGTGAGCGGGGTTCGTTTTATTTAAGATAGACCCACTATATGCACATGTTTTCCTTTTTAAGATACTCCTAAACTGGGGAAATGTTAGATTAAAGTGGATACCCCTAGACCTACTAGACGCTATCTTAGATAGGTACTTCTTGGCTAATTGCAACTCGTCCATAATGACTTATACACCCCCGTTGCAGTTATTGGATGCAAACCCTCCACATCCGATGATGGCACCAAGTTCGTTACGAACGAGCCGAGTAGGTGAGATGACATCGGAACGATTAGGAACCGCCGCCCGAACAAGAGCGGAAACGATGTAGAAAACGCCGTCCTCTTGGTCTGGAAGTCCAGTGACATCCCCAAAAGTGGTGTGGAGGAGTGGGATTGTAACATCCTCGAAGTTGATGGAACCACATTCTACATCCTCTTGAGCGCAACGTGCAACGCCCTGACTAGGGTAGCTGAATGTTGCCTCCTCGGTGATGAGGTTGACTTCGTGCGGGGTGAGATTGATAATTTGCGTATTATTCATATTTCTTGCTGATTAGATACCCACTCTACACAAAGGTTCACCACTGTCAACATTTATTTCGAATTTCCTAAAATAAATCCGATCTTGTCATCAATCTTGAAGAAGTCAGTGTCATCCAAAACCACATTAGTACGCTCGAACCCCATTTCTGGATTTTTACGGGCGTTGTGTAGTGGTGGGAGTGCCCTCAACTCATCCTTAGTTAGAGTTCTCTTAGTTCTGATCCTACGGAAGAACACCCCACGCTTGAAGTATGCAGGGTAGTCGTTCCAGTTAATATCCTTCTCAGTGAATAACATTTCCTGCATTTCCTTTGAGTTCTTCTTATGCAGAGAATTCGTACTGTAGTTGTCATGAGCCACCATAGATACAGAATTTTTAACAGCATCCTTAACTCGCCACAATACGGCATTACTAGCTTCGATTAATGATGGAACCCACCACACTCTTGCATCGAAAGTTGGCATCTTATCTGCGTACTCCTCAGGTAGGTATTTCACTACATTTCGATAGAACACCAAAGTAGCCTGTGCCGCCAACTGGGACACCATCTTTTGCATCTTACCACCAAACCAGATCTCGGATTTGAAGTCTGTGTTGTACCACACCAGCGTGATTTCATCACTTTGGGTGTAACCAATACACGCCCCTGTATGTTCCACTAGATGTTTAGTAGTCTCATGCATGCACTTTGACATGTATGGGTCATATGGCCTCTGGAGCCCTTTAGTGAATTTGGAAAACGACCTCCCGTCAATACGTGCCATAACAGGAACCCTATTAGGGAATACTCCATTGATATTATTCTTCTCGAAGAACTTCATTCGATCTCCTTGATTATCTTTACTCATAAATTTGTTATTTTTTTAATACTTAAAATTCCCCATAATAGGCTAGTGCGGATGCGTACGCAAATTTACACAAGAAGTGAAGTCTCTGATCCGAATTGTAGGATATCAATCTTTCATTTCTCGCCATATCGATGACGAAATGTAGCACCCATTCAATCAGGGCGAAACATAGGCTCTGGGTTACGAAATATACAGCACCTGCATGTATTAAACTGTGAGCCCACAGTAGTATGAACCACGGGTGTCTAGTGAATGGGTTGGGGCTTCTACGATCCTTATATTTGAACATGAACTCCCCCTGTAGGGGGAAGCATGCCCTATGAACGAGAGGAATACTAGTGTTATATATTCCACGGTGCTAAAACAATTTAGTGATAAGCCAAACTAGTGGGACAACCACTAATCCGATAATACACAGCCCCAATACATAGACACCAACTAGTGTCAGTGCTAACCGAAATCGGTCAAGAGGGCTCAGGTGGGGATTCAACTCTTTATTTAGTAAGGATTTCATGATATTAATATAGCTTTTTGATTACATTATTTTTAGGTTCGAACAATTCGCAAATGGTCTTGTAGGACTTGGTGCCTACAGTACCAAAGTTTTCATCGTTTCGTAAAGGAAAAAATAAATTTTTATAAGGTTGCTTGATATCCCCCATCTCCAAACCTAGCTCTTTGTTACTAAGGTGGGAGAAGATCAATGCCTGACGCTTGGTCTGATCGACCACATAATCCAGATTAGACTTGAAGATGTCCAACCATTCATCCAGTTCATCCCAAAGCTCCTCAGGGATTTCTAACTTCCTCTTGACACACCCTTCATACCCATTATCCACGAATTCTCTCCATAGGAATAGCGGGGTGTGGTAAGTGATGAGCCCGTGCACACGACAATATTCGGATCCCTTGATTTTAACTCGCACACCATTCCTAGAACGATATACAAATCCTTCTTTATCTTTGGTGTATCCGTTGGCGACCTCCCGAGCAGTTTTAAAGGACTCAAAGGTGTACACCTCAGGAATCTGGAAGCCTAATGACTCCATTCTGTCATAATCTATAAGAATCTCCCACCCTAAATCATAATCCTTGGTGGATTTGGTTGCGAAGCACCCTGTGAGCACTAGCCCCTCCCTATCTCCATAGGATACCACGATCTTATTGTCTTCGTAAATCACTTCGGCAATATAGGTTAAATTGGTATCCAAACCTTCGGTGTTGATAGTATTATCAAGAATCTCTTTTGCTTTGATTGCCTGTTCAGATTCAAAACTACCCCGAGTGTTCACGCACCACTCACCACCGTAGAAGTAGATGATAGCACAGGATCCGTCCATCTTCTCGAAGAACCCTCCTTCATTATACCCACCCAACTCCAAACCGTGTTGATCGTGTTCACCCCCTTCATTAAAGAACTTCTCGAACGGGAGGGCTACCACTTGCCTGTTACGTAAATCCAAGACCAAACCTCGTGCAATACGAGTGGCGTCATTCCACGCCCTCTCGTAAGTGCATAAGTTAGTGTAATCGTAAAGGTGGAGATCACCTTCAACCTTTTTGTTGATAAAACCAAGATCTACATTGACCTGAAGCTCGGAGACCAACTTATTAAAGTTTAGATACTCACCCTCGATGTATTTAGTAATAGAATGTTTCATATTATTGGCCGAAATGTTTTTCTAGTTCGTCAGGGATTTCGAATTTACAGACACTTGATTTGGCAATGCCTGCTTTATCGAGGAGAGCCACCTCAAGTGCGGTAACACCACACTTGGACTTAGGTAGCTTCTCCCCTGTGATTAATTGCATAAACTGTTGACGGATATTTTTATTTCTATCACCAGCCAAGTTAAATAATTGGTATCGTACTTGTTTCAGTACCTTATTGATCTCTGTCTTGTTGTTTGACATGACCGTTTATTGCACGAATAACCGATCTTGTCTACAACATTTTCAAAAAATACAATTTAACGGGACGGGGCGATACTATCATCATGATGATCAACAAGTTCCACCGACTTATTATTCATAATGGATTCCACCTCATGGTATGTGAAGAACATATTCCCTGAGTGTTTAATAGCGTTCTCAACCCCCACATCAAGACACTTACCTCGGGGATGGTCAGCGTTTCGCTCATGATCATTAGAGTGACTGTGTCCTGATAGAGCCCATGCACCATAGCCAATATGATCCCAGACCCTCTTCGCAAAATGGCTCAAGTGGATCTCTTTCTTACCCACACGAATTGAGAGGTCATTACCACAAAAGGTTACATTTTTATACCTAAGAGGGTAAATTTCAATATCATCACTCACAGGTGTCGTTAACCCCATAAATTCATCCACGGCGTTTTTATACACATTCTTACATCCTGAGTTATGGTTACCCCATAGTAGGTAGTGTTCCTTACAAGGAAGCTCCGCAATGATATCGAATTTCTCACTATTGGGGTCTCGAAAAACTACATCTCCTAGGTTGAACACCACCGTGTTCTCGTCGATGTTTTCCTTCCAATTATTCAACAGGAATTCGTCGTGCTCCTCAGATGATTTAAAACCTCTGCCACCCCACAAGAACTCTCGATCATGTGTGAAGTGCATGTCTGAGATAAATACAATATTCTCAGATTCTTCTTTTTTAAATTTTAACTGCTTATTCATTTTAATATAAAATTCCTTTAAAACCCTTCCAACAGTCGCACTTTTTAAGTGTGCGTGTGTCAGGGTCGAGTTCATAATAAGACATACTCCTACTAAATCCATCAAGACCAAAAGGGATCTCGGATACTACAAATCTCGTATAGTAATCACCTTCAAGAAGGCTGCTGTACACATCAAGTTCGACCCCCACATAGGTGACCTCAAACGACTCCCGTGTTCGGTAGTATCCTCTAGTAGCTGAGATGTAACCAACCTCAAACTGTGTTACACTACTCGGATCTTCATTATAGAGTTCTAGATATCTATCATATGTCATAGGATTCAATTCCCTATTCCTTCGCCTCCTAGGGGGTGGCGTAGCATCGAATTCCTCCTTAGTTTGTGGTGGTGGGAACCCCCAAATGTCACCACAAACCTCATGTCTCACAGCAAAACCTGTCAATCTATAAATGCTATTCATCTTAATTTAATTTCAATGTCGTTGTTATTGATATGCACCACACCATTCACACAGATGGTACTAGTGGCGATAAACCCTTCATCACCGTGCCAGTCGAAAAATACGGATGAAGCAATCTTTGAGATTTTTACCCTCGTGGGTTTGGCGAAGTTTGATTTAATGTGTAGATACTTGTAGTACAAGCTATCATAACACACTTCCAACCCTTCAGGCTTCACGATCTTCGTTTTTGTAACATTAAACATGGTATTTATTAGTTGTTGGTCAACAATAACCACTACACACCATCTGTCAACACCATTTTTTGATAAAGATTTTTCTCGATATCTCCTTTATGGTGACATTGGTTGAAATCATCAAAGTAGTGATGTTTAATGGATTTATCGAAGAACGTGAACCCTTTGACTCTCTCAGGATCTAATGACCCCATATCCTTCCATAACCAAAATAAAAGGGCAATACCCGTACTAGGATTGGGAACTGATCCCAATAACTCCTCAAAGTATTCTTGAGGGATGAAAGTTGTGGTGTCCATGTGCACCCGTAAAGCTCTCAAATTGGTGTAAGAGTAACGGGTTAGGTATTTAGGTACATCTAGGGGTAGTGGACAGACCACCTCACACTGGTGAATCCTAGGGCGGACATCCTTTGCAAACGTGGTTACCCAATGGGTTGTTTTGGATCCATAGTCGTCTTGATACTCCACGGAAGTGGAGTAGTTATTAAACCTGATCACTTGGTCACACGAATCGATAAACCCACCCCCTTTGGTGCCTACCTCGGAGGGTGCATTACCCACAATACAATAATTTTCTTCAAACATTAAACAACTCCTTTAATCTATTATCCAATTTCTCGGTCATTTCACCGAGTACATCACCAGCCGCTTCAAACTTCGAAGTATACTCACCCGACATAATAACCCTCATCTCGGCGTCAACCTGTTGAGGGGTTGTACACATCATAACAGGAATATCCATCCAGTCAAGGAAAGATTCAATTTTGTGCGAATTACTGAATGTCGGTATGAAGGGTGTACCTGCCATCATGGCGGCATAAACCGCATGGTGTTGACCAGTTAATAGCAGATCTATATTAGCATAGGTGGACACATACTGATCAAATGTATACTTACCCCCAATGGATAGGGTATCCACATTCAAGCGTTGGAAGCAATCCTTATAGATTGCAGAGTGATGGGTTTTAGTCTTATATATCCCACCAACCACCCCTTCAATAGGAGCAACAATCTCGGGGCTCAAAACACAAAAATCTGGAAATAACTCAGTATTAGGATTAAGCACCTTTAAGTTGTTATAACTATAAAGCTCACGAGCAATGACGACATCACACCCTGCAATAATATCATCGAACCTCTGATCCATCTTCTCATACAGTGCATTGAGGAGGAATGTACTCTTACCTATAGACTGGGCATACTTCAGAGCTTTGAGGATTGTTAAACCCCACGGGGCATTGTGGTGAATACTACCTTCAGCATTCACCACAACTACGTCACACTCGTCGATGAACCTATGATCGATACCACCCACAGTAACCACAGGTATAGTGGAGGTAATTTCATGAGCCGTAAGATAACTTCTAATGTTATCCATCACCTTACGACTACCCGCATGACAACTAGTGGTGTCATTTATCAAACATATCCTCATTAAGCAGAGATTCTGTTTCGAATTTCCTTTAGAGTATGATCGACCAACAACTTACCGTCTTTGAAAATCTCAGGTAGTCCTTTTAATTTCTCATCAGGTTCCTGATTATTGAAATCTACGATGAGACCACCACCCTCAACACCGCTTCCACCACCACGAATACGACCCAGAACCAAATTCTCAGTAGACCACCCCTCATTGACGAGGTCGGTCTTGATAGATTCTACATCCTCGATAGAAATGTCGTCGGAGTACATGATACCGACCGCAGGGTGTAGTACCTTCATACCTTTACTGTTTACGGTAAATCCGAAAATTTCAGCCAATTCCTTGTACCCCCATAGGACTAAACCCGAGGGTGCATCCCCGTCGAATAAAGTACCGTCGAAACGGAGAATTGTTCGGTTTAATTTCTCATTACCCATCATCCATCGCTCCAAAATAACAGGTCGCATCTCCTTGGTGTAGTTTTCAATAAAACGCTCCCCGTTGAATGTGTTGGCAATGATGGTAACCACCCCATCAGGGTGTTTCTGAAGAGTACTCAAATAATGTTCAAATTCCTTATCCGAGTACTTATAGTCTGACTCGATTCCCTCACACACAGGGGCGTCACAGTATAAACCATCACCATTATAATAGTCTCGTAATATATTCGGAGCCACCATAGTGGGACTAACCCTACCTGATAAGAGATGAGCCGCGCCTGCGATGTCACCCCCTTTGAAATTGATATACTGTTCCGTTGAATATGATGGGGATACTTCAGACGATTCTTTGATACCATCCTCAAGAATATCAATAATACCCTTACTAGTATACGCAATCGATAGAGACTCACACAGACCACCTAGAAGGTGTATTACATGCGATACTAACCACGAACACTTGGCATCAGTGTTCTCGATGGTCATGACCACCCCACCCTTGGCAATAGTATGCCCCTCATATTCCGCCTTGATTTTGATCGGCAGTACACCACCCAATTCCTCTACAATGTAGCCCCAATCCTTTCTATTGTATTCCCAGTCTTCATACCCTTCGGTTTTACCGAGGAAACTATCAGCATCCTCTAAGTCATCTTTCGTGATCACTGGCTGGAGGTACTTCTTAATATAGAACTGGAGCCCGAAGAATGTGGAATTACTCCCCATTGTTACGGAGGCTCGAATTAAACTCTCTCCCCCACTATTACGACCGATATTTGTTTGTAGTATGTACTTCATAACTTAAATCCCCCGCCCCCGTACGGTTTACTCTTGTATAAGGGGTGGTAACGACCTAATTATAATAAATTAAAATATTATGTCAAGCGAATATGAAGAAGATGATTTGAAGGGTTTCATGGAGGAACTGGAAGATAGTTGTGATGTGACCTTTGGTGGTGGTACTAAAGAGGAGATGAGTGAACTGCCACCCATCAACGAAGATGAATTCGAACAGCGTCTTATGTCTGGGGTGGCTATGCTGCTAGAGAGTTGCAGCGAGGTGGCGCACGAACTAAAAACTCGCATCAAGTCTGGGGATAACTATGAGGGTACTATGATGGGCTTTGCTCAGTCTACGGACAATACCATCAAAGCACTCAAGTTTATTGAGACTAGGAGAAATCTGAAACTCAAAGAAGAGATCGATCAGCGTAAAATGCAAACCCAACAAAAGCATCGCTTGGAAATCGAAGAAAAGAAGAATGAAGGAAAGGCACTATCCAATGTTAAGAACCTAACCCAGAATAACACGTTCGTAGGTAGTCCCGACGAATTCATCAAGAGGATGAAAGATATCGAATCAGGTGTTGTTGTAGAGGCTGAAGAAGTTAAAGAGTCAGAGGATTAAAATCCACACCATGATAGTCGTATGAGTTCATGAGATCCTGTGCGAAATCATCCCCCGCGAATTTACGTAGTAAGTTAATATACACATAGCAGAACTCAGAACCGTGGAATGCCACTGGGGGTTCAACCATGTCATCTATGGTTAAAGCGTGTGACACCTCATGACACACACTAACCACATTTCTACAACCCTTAGGTAGTATGATTGCGTCACTGGTGGATCCTACGTTAAACCTACGTTTATCCCCCGTGACCACCTCAATATAATCCGAGGGCTGTAGTACGAAGCTTACATCGCAAATCATGTTTAATACATAATCCGAATCTATAATAGTCATACACATATCCCGAGATTCACACAACGTCATCGAATCCCCCAAGTCTGAGAATAATATATCATCACACTTGTTAACGGATACTGTTTGAAATGACTTTTGGTTCACATTTTTATTTATAGTGGCCTATGAAAAATGCAACCCAAACCTATTAATCACCTTTAGCTGTGACCTCATAGGAATCACCTCCGAGGTGGTGGCGATCAGCCACTCCCGCATCTATAAGTTTTCGTACGGATTCTAACCTACATTTCTGTGTTGGTCTGAAATTGCCATCATCCCATACTAAGGTCCAACTGTTACTAATGGCACTACCTCGAATTACGCCATTGTGGTTTTGTAGCTTATCCAGAATCTCGGTCTGGCGTTTGGTCAATTTTAATGAATTGTTCATATTAGTAAGGTACAGATAAAGGATTTTTAAAACGTGCGTCAGTATCCCTTCTGTAGTTATTGGTCGCCCCATTAGGAGAGTGGAGATATTTCAGCTCCGATTCCAATAGGAGTCTACCGCCGTCACTAAATCTAACTGTTACATGTACAGCAGTTGTATGACTAACACGGATGCTGAATCTACTACCCTTGAAATACCCAAACTGGAATTTTACAACACCAAGGGGGGTGGTGGTCTGGGAAGACCACGAATAAAATTTACTAGGCTGGAGGAACCTACCACCAGTTCTACGGTTTTTTACATACCCCAACTCCTTCTTAAAAGCTCGCTTATAAGAGCGTTTGATTCGACCTGTCATAGGCACATTATAACCCACCAACAAGTGATGTCAACTTTAATAGAGATTTTTATTATCCCTGAATTCGTCTCGAAATGTTATCTTGGTGATATTAATGGTGTCCCCCCTAGGGGATACAACGGCAAAATAACCGTCTTTTGATATGATGATGTTGGATGCTGCTATGGAGTTGGTGACACCCCATAGTTTACTATGAGAATGTACTATATCTCGCATTTGATCGGTTGTGAAGGTGCCCGTTCTGCGTACATAAATTATAGAGATAAGCACTCCGTCAACAACCTTATACCCTACATCGTACACGTCATCTCGCACGAAAGTATGACCCTTAGTCTCTACAATAACATCCTTACCCTCAAGGAAATCCAAAGGTACTGGCGAACCTAAAAATATGGGATTTGCGACTAAAAGGGGGACAGAAGTCATGAGAAATAACATAATTATATTAAATAGTCTCATATAAATAATTAGTCAAATAGTGGTACAATTTCGTAAATATATGAAATAAATTCACCAATATCCTAATTACATCAATCCCAATTTTATGTTAAGAGCAATACATAATTATACATTTTTTAGATCTGAAACACATGCCCCGATAGTCCACTCGACCTCGTAGCAATCACCTGCACATGGATAGCCATTACAGACCAGACTACCACAATTACTACCTGTCATGGCTGCTTGATATATGCCAATAGGTTTATTAAAAGTGCCTTCAGATAGGTAATTGAATTCCTCGTGGCTCTCTTTCTGCCAGTCCTCGGCAGCATCACTCCATTTTATTAGGTGTGCCGTACAAGATTCACTGACAGCAACTATTGCTGAATGCTTCGGTGACTGTAGGTCTGTTCGGCACACATTACCATTGGATGTGAACTACCCATGAGCTAAAGACTCATGGGCTTCGGGATCAAATTGATCCTTCTCTTTAAGCACTTCACAGGGAGTAGTTGCACTACCATAAGTAGCCAGAGCTTCTCCCTCCATGCCTGTAATCGACAGTCCCTGCCGATAGATATTATACGCAGCATTCACATCCCTGTCATGTTCTACATTACAGGATGGACACTGCCACTTCCTAACATTAAGTGGTAATTTATCTACAATATAATCACAGTTACTACAAGTCTTGCTGGACGGATAGAATTTGTCGATCTTGACCAACTTTTTACCATACCAACCACACTTATAATCCAACATATTGAAGAAGCCAGACCACCCACAATCGCTGATTGCTTTTGATAATTTAGAGTTCTTCACCATGTTTTTAACTGATAGATCCTCGATAGAAATCAAGTCATACCTACTCACCAAATTGGTGCTGAGTTTATGATGCATGTCTTTACGAGAATTGGTTATCTTCTCGTGAATCCTAGCTACCTTGAGTTTCTGTTTATTGTATCTGTTACTACCTCTTTGTTTCCTACTTAAATCTTTCTGTGCTTTCCGAAGCTTATCTTGATATTTCTTGACTAGTTTGGGGTTTTCATATTTGTCACCATCAGATGTGATAACAAAATCCTTGATACCCACATCTACACCAACACATTTTTCGGTTCTCCCCCATTTTGGGATATCCTCTTCACATAGTATCGAAACATAATACTTACCAGATGAAGTTTTGGATACTGTACATGACTTGATTATTCCTTTAATCTGGCGATGTTGTTTGATTACTATACCACCTTTGAATTTTGGTATAATTAATCTACCACCAGAAACTGATACCTTCTGGGGGCAACGAAACGAATCATTTAAACACCTCTTCTTGAATTTAGGAAACTTTGTCCGTCCTTTGAAGAAATTACCATATGCAGTTTCTAAATCTTTAGCACTCTGTTGAAGAGACTGTGAATTAACCTCCTTCAGCCACTCTGTTTCGGGGTCAGACTTCATGGTTGTGATGAATTTACAACACATATTGTAATTCATCGTTTTGCCGCTATTCAAGTAGTGATCCTGCTTTTCCTTGAGAAGTCTGTTATAGATGAATCTAGAGCACCCGAAATGCTTACCCAACAAGACCTCTTGGTCTTGGGTGGGGTATAGTCTGAATCGATATGCTTTGTGTTCCATCTATTATTAATTATAACATGAAGTTACTAAAAGTTAAGAAAAATCGAAAAAAACTTAAATTTTATCAATTGGTTGATTCATCCCACATGCTAAAGACATGTGGGCTTTCTCAATCCGTCAGGTAAATATGCCGCTATCTGCGCTGATGTTATAAATCTCAGCCCATCTATTTCTAACAATAACGTAGTCACCAACATTGAGGTCAGTGTCCGAATTCACGATAGGGTGTTTCATTGGCCTCTGGGTGGTTGGAAATTACTTTGGAGAGTTTTCGTGTCATTAGTCCCAGTCCCAGTCATCTTCCTCCTCTTCATCCCAGTCCCAGTCATATTCATCTTCCTCTTCATCAGGATCAGTATCGATGTGGACACAGTGGGAGAAGTTAAAAAGACCATCCCCATAGGTGAGTGTCATCTCATCTTCAGTGACGTTGAGTTCGTGGATATGGACACCAGATACCTTCTCTAAGTATTCCTCCCCACTGGCGAGTCCGCTGACGAGTACCGCAGTTTCTAGAGTCATTGCACCGATCAGACCTGCATCAACAGGGTATTTTCGGTTTTCCCTGTCGCGATAACATCCGTCACCATGTGCTGTGTTGTGTGCGAAGATTTTTACCTTCTCATCCCCTACAGAACCAACTGATGGGGAATCACCAGAAAAGAAGTCTACTTCGTCTAGGAAATCACCCCAGATATGCTCTTTGTGAGTGCGACCCAGATCGAATGAGTAACATGGATCCCCGATGACCCACTTGGTAAGTTTTGTGTTATTTGCTGTGTTAGCCATGGGTGTATTCTACATAATAGACCTAGACTGTCAACGGATTAATTACCTTTTTTGAATTTTTTGTATGACTCGAAATATGAGAAGTATTGCTCCATCTTATCAACTTCCATAATTTTCATACCCTCATTCAATAGTGGGAGTTGTTGGAAATCGGCATCAATCACACCCACGGGAGTACCATCGTCATGGAGGGCAACATAAAAGGTAGAATAGAAAAATCCACAAGAGACTGGTTCGGTGGATTCATACACCGCATGCACACCACCCTCGTGATCTAAAGCGATTTTAGTTTCATCCTTAACGAAAGTGTATTCACAATTTTTAATTGGTAGTTTCATATTTATTTAATTGTTGGGGGTGTATACCCATATTTTATTACCACAATCCCAGATCCTATCATACCCGTGATTAAACATATTATCCCTTTCCGATAAGTCTGGGTCAAAATTGTTCAATAATTTGGACAACTTATGTTTCTGGAATTTGTTTCTAGATTCCATCTCTAATGTTCTGATATTATAACCATTAAAGTAGTGGTAGTTCGGTGCCGAGCTATGGGAGTATTCGAACCCTAATTTTGAGTACATACCGCCCGTGAAAAATCTATTATCAGAATAAGATACCACCACACCTGAGTGGTGTCTAGTAAAATGTTTGAATAATTTTCCAGCACCCCCTATCACATTATAACCGTCCTTCACCACATATCTAACCAATTCCCAGTCGTATTTATTACCAAAACGACATTTAGAAAATGTCATAACACATACCAATTCATCACCCATAACGAGTCCATAGTGGTATCGAGCACCATGAGAGCCCTGTAGGTGGTAATCATCTTGGAACTTCTTGGAGATCTTAGGTGTTAATTCTACCACGCGAGTTTTTCGAGCAAATACATTCATAGTATTCAACTTCAGAAGAGTTCTCAACAAACTCTCAAGTTTGGCTCTTTTCTGTACCCACTCTACGTCAGTTATCTGGATAAGTCTAATACCCAATCGGTCACATTCCTCAAACTTATCCTTATGATAATTTTTGGTTTTTTTAGAACCACCATTCTCGGAATGCCAGTAAATACCATTATACTCAATGGCGATATTCAACTCTGGGAGGTATATATCTAAATGTTTCCTACCTATAACACCAGTGGCGTTCAATTGTACCTCGGAATCAGTGATGGATTTGATATAGTCGGCAATCTCCTCTTGACCCTTGGACGATGTACCACTGAATGCACACTTAGGACAACCCTCACCCTGTAAGTGTCTACAAGGTCTCTGGCTGAAATCTCCGTGCTTAGAACAAGTGATATCGACTTTATCAGTAGATCCTGTATATACCACATTATCATAAGTGTATTTACATTCGTGTAGGTCACTCGCCAATTCACTGAACTTATCCTTTCCATAGAAATTTTTATCCCTACCACACTCAGGGCAGCCACTCCTATAATGCACTACTGGCTGTTGTTCAAATTCCCCGTGATGTGGACATACAATAGTAACAGGAGTTTCGTTGTTAACATACACAACCTTACTATAGTCATAGTTATCACCGTGCTTAGTCTGTGCTCTGTTGATAAAGTGACTCAAACCTCCTCTATCTCTTAAGTTTTTTAGGCGGCACTTGGGGCAGTTGGATCTAAGTAGAACCCTAGCTTTAGTGGTGTAATTGTGGTTGCACTCTTTACAAGTGATCTCGACATCCTCACGCATACCCTTATATACAACTCTAGACAGATCGAACTTATCACCATGTTTGGTGATAACTCTATCAATGAATTCCTCAGTGGTTATAGACTTCCTAGACACACGTTTATTATATAACATAACAACCCCTCGTCAACAAAAAAAAAGACTAACACCGAAGTGTTAGTCTTGAAATTTTTAGGTTCAAATAACACCACCACTAGGGTGGTGTTTAAATTACCACATGAACTTCTTATCAGAAGTAGCTGCGTCGAACTCAGAGGTAAGACCTGTGAGGATGATACAGTGGTAGTAGTTCTCAGCACCGTTTAGGTTAGCTGCAATCGCGTAGCGAGTTGCAAGACCAATACGTGGTGAGAAGTCGTTTGGACCCATTGTACGTTGTACCATAACTGGGATGTATGGTAGGTAAATTAGACCTGAATCCCATGCTTCTGTGCCCTTATAACCAAGTAGGATATAATCAACACGATCTGGACGATGACCAGACTGGTATTGTGCCTCAGAACGAGTATCAACGTACACCTTGATGTTACCAAGAGTACCTGCACGGCTGTTACCAGTCTGCTGGTCTACGTTACCGTCAACGGTAAAGCTCTTGAAGTTCGGAAGTGTTTCGAGAATAGCTGCTGCGTATGGAGTAACCACTGCGAAGTTCGCTGCACCACGCCTGTTACGGAGTGAGATAAGGCGAGCCTGTACACGGATGTGCTGCCAGAGGTTAACCGCACGTTCTGCGCTCCAACGACCATCAGCGTTAGCTGGTGTCCATGTTGACCAACCACGACCTTGACCACCGTTAAGGGCGATGTTGAGCATACGGATAAGAATCTCACGGTCGATTTCAGCTTGGATTTCGTAAGACATCATGGATGTCATCTCGTCGTCCACAGAAATACCGTGCATGTTCTTGAGATCCTGCTCAAGCTCAAGGGAGTACTTGAGTGCAAGCTTACGAGAACCAGCTTCAACTGCTGTCTTCTCGATGCCCATGGACATTTGTGGAAGAGCTGTTGAACTTTCAAGGTTCTTCAAAAGGTTAGCAACACCTTGGTCGATCTCAGGGATCGCGAATGGTGCGGCTGCACTAAGAACAGGGTTCTGATCACCACCAAGTTGATCACTAGATACACCAGTGTGGCGTGTGTTGAGGTAGTTGTAACCTGCCTCTTGACCGTTTGTTGAACGGTAAGCTGGCGCAGCACCGTTTGCATTGTTGCTACCATCAGGGCTGAAATCAGCAAGGTTCTCGCCGTCATACTTGAAGCGAAGTGCGAACGCCATACCTACTGGACCACTCATTGGCTGAACACCAACGATTTCGTTAGCAAGTAGTTCTGGGAACGTACGACGAATCATTGGCATGATTACGTTCGGGAGACGGGAATCGCCTCGTGCATAGAAGTCATCGTTAGATGGTACGCGACCACCGTTAGCACCGTTATCAACGGTACCGAAAACTCCGTCAGTACCACCTGAGTGTACTTCTTCCACAAGTGAAGGAACACGACCGTAAACGGACTGGTTCTCTTTCATGTAGTTGTACTGGTTCTCAAGTAGCATTGCTGTCATAGTAGCTCTCGCCTTAGTCTTAAGTGGAGCCAAAGACTCATCACTAGCTTCCAAGAGAGGCTTCCAACGTTGGAGGAGTTTCGCTTGGCGACCTTCCTCGTAGTATTGTGTTTCGTATTGCATAATAAATATAATGTGTTTGTGTTAGTTTCCTAACGATTTAGTCGTAAATACCATTATTTGCGACTGTGTTAGCCCATCCCGCCAGCGCAGAACTTGCTTTAACCTCTCCTTCTTCGCTAACCTTGGCAGACTCCTGTAGTACCTTGATTGGGCGATCAACATTTTGGGACGAAGTCTGCTGTGCAGATGCGCCCTCAGAGAATAATTTCTGAACATACTCGAAATTCCTTTCGATATGGTCAGCGGACTTACCTTTAAAGCTTTCGCGAATAAAACGCTGCTCTAGTAGAGGTAATTTTGAAACTTTTTCGGAAAGAAGCTTCTCACGCTGGAGATCTTCAATAACCTTTGTCTGTTCGGTGATTGTCTTGTTAGCATCGATCATACCTTCGCGGATATCAGTAGTTACCGATTCATCGATGGTTACGATCCTAGAAATCTTCTTAAGGAGATCCCTGCTGTAATCTTTCCTAGCAGCCTCTTCGACTACATCAGTAGGAATGTGTTTATCTAAGAATGTATCAAGATACTTATCAATACACTCAACTAGAGTTTCGACATGTGAAGCAACGCTCTCGTTCAACTGACCTTCGTAGTAGTCTTTAACTTGTACAATCTTAGATGCACGATCAGCTTCAAGCTTCTCGAAGGTTTCCTCTACGATCCTAGCATGTTCGGAGTCAATCTGCTCTTCTAGTTGCTTTTTATCAGTAGCAAGCTTACCTTCATACTTCTCAACAATCACTTGAAGCATATCTTTATGTTCGATATCTTGAGCTTCTAGTGCCAACTCGACACGCTCTCCGACCAATTCATCAACCTTCTTGTCGAAAGCTTCCTGAATCATTCCTTGAGCACTTTCGCTTAGAACACCTTCTTGGTCTCCAAATACGTCTTTAAAGAATTTATCATCCATGTTTTTAATTATGCGTAATGATGTGTTAAAATTGAAAAATTAATAAAAATACATTATTTACCTTCACTCGACTCCTTAAAAGTCTTAAATATATCATCTCTGGAAGATACATCCCTCTTCCATTGTTCTAGTATCTCTATACGTATATTTAACAGTTCATTGGATTTATCTAGCTGCCTCACCAGTTTCAACTCCTCCCGTACTTCCTTTATGTAATCGCCCATAACGCCGATCTTTGCATACAATCCGCCACACATGAAAATTATGGCTATGATAGATGCAAGTTGATTTTGAATTATTTTTTCCCACCAGTTCATAATCACTTTTCTATATTTCTAATTAGTTAAAACTTCACCAATTATTCACCAAGTTTAACCGTTAAAATATAATTACAGATATGGATAGTAAATTTGGTGCCATAATCAACGAGATTACAACCTCTATACTAGGGGGTCAAAATAGTCCTAGAATTGAAGATGGGCGCACTAATGATGACTCCTACGCTAGGGGGGATTCTCGGGTTGTTAAGCCGATGTTCAAAGTTAAGAAGAAGTGTGGCTGTAAATCAAAAAATTCTAAGAAGTGCGACTGTAAATCTAAAAAGCGCAATATTAAAAAGCGCCACACCTGATCATAGGTTAGGAAGATTATCGATATCGTGTATATCGAGTTTACAATTACCCCCTATTCTGACATTTACAATACCATTGTAAAATTTATCACTTATTATGGCGTGTTCCATCATTATATAATAGGTTTCTAAATACGCCAATTCTGATTTAGAATCACCAAATCGGACTATTTCAAATTTGAATTTATCCTTACCTAACTCCTTTATATCATCATTGAGGCGTTTACACGAGCCAGTGTATTTCTTCCAATCGGTGTCTTTCTCGATACGGCGAGGTTTCTTCTTACCCTTTAAAGGAGGGTATTTCTTCATAGTCTTGGCTTGCTTTTTACCTAGATAAACCCTCCCATCGGTGGTATTGGTAATGCGGTATAAAAACCCGAAGAATTTATCAGGTATTTCCAATTCAGTTTCCCAGTGTCCTAAATCAATCACACCACTAATTATTTATATGTTGACATTTGTAAACCATTACCTAAAATAATGGCGTGGTTAATATAGTAAGAATGTCTGCGGTCATAGATGAAATTGTAGAAAGTGTGACAGAATTCTGTAGTGAAAATTTAATACAGAATGAAGATTACCCCGATTTAAGCTGTACCAATACAGAATATAACAACATCATAAAGACCACTATTGGTATGATCCTGCCCAAGTGGCGCAACCATTTAATATGCCGAGATCTTAAGTGGCATTTATGGTTTGAGAAGCGCCTATCGACGCCTAATGCCCCCAATATAATTTGGGGCGCACTAGTAAAACAACCCAATTATGTAGATTTCTACACCACTGAAGTCCCTAGTAGTATCGAGTCCATTAATTCTATGGATGGTGGGTTTATAGAGGCTTCTAGGAAGCCCATGGATTACATAACTAAAGTGGATCCACTATAGATCGTTTTCATCTATATAGAACCCGCCGTACACATCATCATTAGGATTTTTGAGATCCGAAATGGCAATATCATCAACACCTCGATCTAGGGCGTTTTCCTTACTATTACCTTCAACGCCCAATTGTAGAAACGTATCAAGTTCTCCAGATATTTTATCACTGTGCACCATATCACCACCAGCTTCCTCGGGCTCATTAGGCAACCACGTGAAATCACTTCTCTGTCCCGAGATGAACCAACGTTTGGAGGCTTCGAATAGATCCGAATCACCCTGTGAAGTGACCTCAAAAATTGCCCTAACAAAACCACTCGGTCTATTACACAGCAAGTCCTTGATCTCAAATTTATCACCCGCTTGAGGTGATACACTACCAAACGTAGCCCACCACTCCTCATACGATATCTGTACGTCCACATCGTTGGTATTCTCGATACCAAATTGTGTCAATAGACTAGAATCACTATTAATGGTAATATACCCCTTAATCAAGTAAGGCCCTAAAAATGGTGTAGTTTGATCACCATACAAGGGATGTGCCTTCTTAGGGTTGAAGTCTTGCCTGTAGTAGTATAGATCAAGACCGTATAAGTTATTAACCTCACTAGCAATACCCTCCATCATAGCTTGGGTACCCACCACTTGATCACAGCTTACTAATGATTGGACGGCATTAACATTCCCCCCACCACCTTTAACAGGATTAAAACCGTTTTTAAGAGTAGTTGAATTATTATCCAGAGGATTAAATGTTTTTGAGTCGGCCATCCCTATTAATTAGGGCTTATTGATAATTAAAAGCATGAATCATCAACCCAGCAATGGTGAAATAACCCACATAAAACTACATCTCCTATCGGCACTTAATGGTGTTAAAATCAAGCGTTATAATTACACAGAACAAGGTAAAAGAGACTCAGTTGCACAGGTTATCGCCGTTCCGTTAAAGTATGGGCATAAGACTAGACAGATACACGAGTCCATACAGATTAATGGACATATTAAACTACCCGTGATATCAGTGACTATGTCTGGTATGAGCCTAAATGCCAACAGAAACGAGGCTAAAAGGGAGACTATGTATAGTAGACAGTATACAGGGGATGATGGTATTGCCAAATACTACAAACCCACACCTATTGATGTCAGTTTTAACGTCAAAATAGTGACTACTAAAGGGAGTGATATGGAGGAGATTATGTCACACTACCTCAGTGTGTTCAATCCTTATATTTATATATCTTGGAAGGAGCCTTTTACGGGTCAAGAGCTACGTTCTAAGGTTACTTGGGACGGTAGTTTCTCTACATCATACCCTACCGACACGGATGCCAATTCTAAAATACGCTACATAGCAGATATGAGCCTAAATGTGGAAAGTTGGATATTCCGAGAGGAAGCAAATAGGGAAGGGGTGATCAAAAACATCGAATACACCACTAGTATTAACCAAGATATAAACTGTTTTTTCGATGATGAGGTGTTGAATAGGATCCCTGATGATGTTTATACCATTGAGGGACTCCCCACAATCAGGGACTTCAAACCCCCATGTGTTAAGGGTGGTGAAAGTGTTATAATTGACGGATCCATCTTCGAAGATGTTGACGGAGTATTCCTAACTCCGTGTGATGGATACTCTATACCGACCTCTGCATGGAATCCGTTCTGCTCCAGTGAATCTTTGAGTGCCATACACCCCGAATTTCAAGCATATAAGCTCGATAAATGGCAAGTTGTGGATGATAGCCAAATGATCATCACCATACCTGACGAATTAAGCTCAACTAAGGTCGAGATTGGTGTACTTAATAGACACTGTGGGATATTTAAGACAGGTGATATTACAGAGGGGTGTAACCCCCTCCCTTTAAGCTCTCTGGTTATCCATTAAAGCCTTCCGAGGCTATTAATAAATTTGACGTACTGTTCCGCAATGTACATATCCCTATCAATTTTAGGGATTTTGTCGAATGCGGCGCGGAAGTTGTCAAGAGGCTTGGCTAGGAAACCCCCACTCTCGCCAATGATCCACTCCCTCTGTTCAAGGAGAGCATCTGGTAGTGCCCTACCCACGGATGGATCCTGTACAGAGTCAAAACATACGTAGTGTACACCGTTAACGTAGTTACAGTCCTCACCGTTATGGTTCCTCTCAGTGATTTGACCCATCGCTCTTGAAGATTTACCAACAGACCCACCAGATTCAATCATAGCCTTCTGAATCCTGCCCATAGGGGTGTCCATCACAAGAGCCTTACCGATGATGGTACCATCATTCTCCATACGAAGACTCACAGTTCTATCACATGCCCTTTCAAGATCGATATCAGGAGTGGATGGGTGGTTAAGTTCGTTATACGCACGGTTAGTCTTGATAACTTCACTATTATAACGCTCAATATCTTTGAGGGTATCATCCAAGTCATAAACACGACCGTTCTTGTTGATCCTACCCGCCTCACCATAGATACCTTCGAGGTACATCATCTGGGGTTGGTCTTTATTGGCTTGTTCAACTACCACGTCTAGTGACTTATAAGTTTCCTCGGTTGCGTTACCGTATAGAAGTTTAAATGTATCAGGCATGTATTTAATTATGGTTTATGGTGGTATTTTATACAAATTCGTATAATTATGCTTATGGCAAACATGTTAAATCCAATGAATTGGCTACGTAGTTCTGATCCTATTAGCCAATTAGATTCCCAAAATCAGAAATTGAAGCAAGAGATAGAGGTAAACAATGCCATAAGAAGGGCTAGTATTATCGGTAGGGTTGGCGACACCCGAGAACGCGCCACTGATAGACTATCAGTGTCTACGGTAAAGCCAGACTGGGTTGCCGACTCTGAGAGGGATGGTACCGTGTTTGGCCATTGGACTAGTCCATCATTCAGGGAGCAATTACAATTCAGCCTAGCCGATAATAAATTCACTCGAATCAATGATTATAGAGAACTTGCGAAACAGGAAAAGCTTGAGGCATGTATCCACGAGTTAGCCATTTCGTGTATGGCATCTCATGATAAATTGGATCCAGTGGATGCAACCCTCAAGGGCGATTACGATGAGGAGATCAAGGAGATCGTAAATAAAGAGATGTCTAAGGTATTGGAGTATTTCAAATTCGAGGATCGAGGTCAGGGGTATTTTAAAGAGTTCTTGACCACTGGTGAGATTGCGTTCGAAAATATTTTTTCAATCGAACGCCCTGAACTAGGTATATTGGATGTGAAGGCGATTCCACCAGAGACTCTAGAGCCCGTATACCGAAACCATTTCAACGAAGAAATTGAGGCATTTGTGTTACGTAAACCTAGTAATTCAAATTTTAACAAGTACACCGAGCGTTCAAATCGACTTCAGCAATCGGCGGCGACATTCGATGCACTCCCACTAGCATCATCCCAAGTCACCTACTGTAATAGTGGCGACTATGAGGTACTGGGGTCACACCAAGTGGTGATTCCTTACATCGTGAAGGGCCAAGATGCACAGAAGAAACTTTCACTTATTGAAGAAGCTATCGTCATGAATGCCGTGACCAATGGTCCTGAGAGACTACTTTGGACTATTCCTACAGGGGACATGGATAATGCATCCAAGGGGAATTATATGAGGAATTTCATCAACGGTATCAAGAAAAAGAAGGGCACCGATGGTAAGGGCAATATCCTTGACAAATTTGACCCGATCTCAATCACCGAAGATTTCTACGTACCAGTGGATAAGGATGGTAAGGGCGCTACTGTAACTAGAGTAAACGGTAGCCAAGCTTTTGGTAACGGATTTAACGGTATGTTGGATTACTTCCATAAGAAGGTTTATGAGGACATGCACGTACCCATCACACGTCTAAACCCTGACACGGCACAGTCTGATGGTCAGACTATAACCATGCAGGAACTGGCGTTTGCTGAGAGGGTCATTGCCATCCAGAAAAGGTTCGCAGCGGCTATCAAAAAATGTATGATCACCCACCTCAAAATGAAGGGAATTAAACTTCATAACGAGAGTTGTAGATCTAGATTGGTTAATGAGAATACCAAGAATGGTACTAAACTCGAAGAAACCTCTACAACACTTTTCGAACAACATGTTCAGTTAGTAGAAAAGGATTACTACGCCAATATCCTCATACCCTCCTGTGATAATGAGAAGCGCGAGAAATTACTTCACGAACTAGGACTTAGTTACTGGGATCAGTACGAACTTCGTGAAGCCGATATCGAAATCGTATTCGGTCTACCCACTACGTTCCTCGCATTACGTGAGCAACAGCAATTTGATCTAAAGTGGAATAATTTCAACTCTATGGCTAATAGTCAATTCTTCTCGGTTTACCTTCTCGCCAAAGAACATTTGGGTATGAATGACGACGATATCAAAAAGCATCTTGCTTGGCGTAAGATGGAGGCTAAGAAGACATGGGAAACTACACAAATTCTGGAGAATGGTCCTGAATTTAGAGAAGAAGCCGCAGCCGAGGCTGGTATCGGTGGTGGTGTGGGAGGAGGTTCCGCACTAGGTAGTGATCTAGGTGGTGGTAGTGGACTTGGTGGCGGAGATGATGGGGATATCGCACCAGAGTTTGGTGATGACAGTGGACTGGATGATCTCGGGGGTGATGAGCCCGTTGACGATTTTGGAGACGCTGGTGGTGAAGCCCCTGATGCAGCAGATGGACCTGATGCAGCAGATGGACCTGATGACGAAGAGTCATAAACAAAAACGGGTGGTGTTTCATAACACCACCCGTTTTTTTTGTTACACGAAAATGAAAGCTCTTTTAGACGCTCTTGTAAGACCCACATACAGGTGCTGTAACATCTCCCGATTCTTTCTATTGTTCATAATATCAGGAACGATTATCACAATGTTTTCATAGGTACTACCTTGTGATTTATATGTCGTCAAACACGGTGCGTATTTAAGTCTAGCGAATCGCTTATCCAGAGAGTAGAAAATCTTCCATCGTCTAACTCGTTCTCTGGTGTTTTTAGGATCCACCGCCAGTGCCTTTTTACGAAGAGTGTCCAAATTTCTCTCGAACAATAGCTGACTATCCTCGTGGATCATCTCAATCTCCTCAATCTTCCCCGTATATAGGTTTTTAACCGTAGCAACGTAGCAATGATACATCTCCCCTAGATATAAACGAGTGTCGAGCACAATATCCTGCACTAGTAACTCCTCATTAGTCTGGAATACAATGGTCTTCTCACATTCGGGGTGGAATATGGGTTTATCTGCAATGAGCTTATCCCCTACAACATAATTCGGAAGGTTCATTCTACCCCCTCGGTAGAAGGGGTATATATCCCTCAACTGGTCTGCGATTAATTTATCATCCAACCCCTCATCTCGGAGCATACGAACGTGATCCTCGATCTTCCCTTGGTAGATCATCTTGCGAATATTGTGGTTGAATTCCTTTACACACGCATTAGTCCATGCAACCACTCGACAATAGTTAGGGTTCTTATCATACTGCCCCGAGGTAAACAGTTTCTTCAACACCTTCTTATAATCCTTTGATTCTACAAGTACCACACCACACCCCTCATCATTGATAGTGGTCTTAGGTTCAAATTTACCCTCCCGAATATCCTTAGATAATGTGATAATGGGGTTGGTGCCCTTCTGTCTCACGATATCCGTAAGTAGTGAGTGTTGAATTTCGTACTTATCTCGTCGATCAGGATCCATAGGGGCTGATGATACGTGATTAACGGGGGGTAGTTGTTTGTTATCACCCACGAAAATAATCTTAAGGTGTGCATGTTTATCCAATTCCTCAAGTAGGTATGCGAACAGAATATCGTCCAGCATGGATGACTCATCGATGATGATGTAGTCGTAATCCCCCACCTTATTCTTATTATTGGAATCCTTGACAAATTTCTCCTCACCACTAGCCGTCACAATAGGCTTCAGACCCAAAAGGCTGTGAATCGTATTATAATCCAAGTTATCTGATTGAAATTCAGCCATTTGTTGTAGAACCACCTTAGCTTTATGAGTGGGGGCACAAGCACATATTACAGATCCATGGGTATGGATCATCTCCTCTAGAAACATATTAATGCAAAATGACTTACCAGCCCCCGCAACCCCCTCGAAACAGTACATATTATCACCCGAGTGGGTGAATCTGATTAAATTGTTGTAGGCTTCCACCTGACCCCCGATTAGTGTGTCCGTAGACTGTTTCTGTGGTGATCTGAGCTTACCTTGCTCTTTAGAAACTCCTGCGTTATCGATTATATCGTCCAATGTCTTACACATATGTCCATAATATACACGTTTTAGGCACTATTATCAAGCTTTTTATGATTTAATACACAACCAACCCTAATTAAAACCATGAGCGACGACATTTTTAGTAAATCGACACAATCCAGACTCTCCGACATTTTCACGGGTATGACCAACGGAGGACAGGCCATCAACGAAAACGTAGATCATAGAGCCGAGCGCAGAAGCCGTGGTGAGGCTGGTGTACAACAGTGGTCAAGGGGTGATATATTTCCAGTGACTATCGTTATTAAAGGATTCGGGGATAGTGCTCGAATCTTGGCTAAGCATGGTGACTGGAGCGGTCCTGAACATCTTGTTAATGGTGATTTTCAGACCGCACATAGTGAAGCAACTAAGGATGCTATTGAGTATCTTGAGGCTAACCAACTTTAATTTTTTACTTAATTTGGAGTAAAAAAGTTAAAAACAATTAACAACATACTAATTAATATTATGAGCGAGAGCATATTTGAAAAATCCACGCAGGGTAAACTTTCCGAAGTTTTTGGTTCTATGACACAAAGTCCAGCACCTAAAGTTGGAGCTAAGAGGGCGTTTGTTGAAGAAAGTGCACCAGTACAAGAGAGTGCACCAGTACAAGAGAGTGCACCAGTTAGTCGTCGTGTTGGTACCCGATTTGACGAAGTTTTCCAATCCATCATCTCAGAAGAATCCGACATTGCGGTTGACTTCGAAGGTGTGGTTGACGGTGAGCCAGTTGAAGGTGAATACGACGAATACGACGAAAATGAGATGATCTCAGTACCTAAAGCCATCCTCAAAGAGCTTCTGGCTTATATGGAAGACACTATGGGTCCTGAGGATTCCGCAGATCTTGAGATCCCGATGGAAGGTTGTGAATATTCACTAGCTCGTAACCACATGGGCAACACCACTAAGGGGGGTTCTGATAAGCAACCTAATAAGGTTGGTACATCTTCCGCTAAGGCTGGTACACCTGCTGACAAAAACAGTGCTCGTACAGGTAAGGTTGAATTCCTTAAGAACCTATTGACTAGCTACCTAGCTATGGGTTCCTCCAAGCAGCCTAATAAGCTCGGTGTTAACGACCAGACCGTCAACAAGTAATTTTAACATTTAAAAGTAAAAGCCCAGTCTTCGGACTGGGCTTTTTTTGTGCCTATTTATCCATGAATTGAATCTTTTGCTCGGACGACATATCCCTGATAGTGTCTCTAAAATAGATCCACCATTTATTGATTTCTGTAGGATTGGTCACGGGAATGATATTCACCATGTATAGAGACTCACAAGCAGAGTTCCTATACTCTTGGCGAAAAATATCCCAGTATGTCACCAAGTTATACGCAACTTGGTCGATAGGGTTCGGCTGGGTGGGTGGAGTGAAATTCAAAACCTTATACCCAAACTCTGAATTGAGGAGGTTATAATTATTGGTACCTAATGCCCTCCTAGTTATAGCTGCCCCCGTCTTGGGTATACGCCTAATCCACTTGAATTCAACCACATTGTTCTGTAATACATTATCAAAAGTGCTTCTATTAATAGCCATACATCTAATTATTTGATGCGACCGCGAACTTCCTCTTCCACACCCTCTATAAGTAAATACTCCTTAGCGGTCTGTCTTGGAACCTCATACACTGTCATTAGCCAATTCTCCAATTTTGTTTTATCGGGAGTCTTAGGAATAGAAGGCTTTTTTACATAATTTTTGTACACCGAATTGTAATTGAATGTCATCTTAGGTGTACACACTTGCATGATACTCAATTGGGATTTATTGTCGGCGGCAAACCAGTGGGGGTGGTTGGCCAAACTATTGTAAATTAGTGCGTGTGAGGGTGACATGAATGAGAGTACCGACATGATCGGGTACATGGGGTAGCTCTCATTATAAGCCACCAGTGGTGTGTGCTCTATTGTTGACTTGAAAAAATTATTCATCGTAAAACAATATAGTAACACCACTGGTCAATATGTCAAATACTAACCTACGAAGGTTTTGTATTTGTCCACAAATTTACGGTGACTCCTGACCCATGAATCATCCATCTCACCAACACCACGATGACTTACGAAGATATCAGTAGTAGTGATATTCATACCCACATCCAGAGCCCTCAGTGATGCGGTAATATCGTAGTGATGAAAGTCAAAATCCTCATCAAATGAGAAATCACGGGCGATACACTCAGATACATCGAATGACATAAACAATCCGTCGATAATTTTAACATCTTGTGGTACCATACCGAATTGGCTTGACCATTTATTACCATTGTGTTCATGGGCAACAAACCCTGATTGGTGTCTAATATTACCGTCAGGATTTGTCTCGATGGATAATAGATGCCAAGCTGTGGGTTGATCCATGCGGAATGGTAGGTTGATCTTGGTAGCTCCTGCCAGTCCCACCACTTCATGGGTTTTATGGGCCTCTACCAATTTTTCGTACAGATTGTTATCATATACTGCAACATCATCATGGATGAAACATACGATATACTCACTATATTTCGAATTCATATATCTGTTATACACTGATGGTAGCCCCTCAGTATTATAGTCTACAATATCAAGCTCAACTCTACAATTAGTACCCCCGTTGTCCGTATATGTATTGTCGTAGATGATTTTCTCCAAAGATTTATATTCCTTGGAGTCTTCATATTCTGACCTAGATTTGGGTGTGGTGACCACAACCAATACCTTCTGGAAGTTAAAATCACCATCCAAAACTTTAGAATTCAGAAGCTCTGTAAATCTCTCCTCATTTTCGACTCGAATAGTCTCCTCTTCTCGAATCCTATCCTTTACAGCACCGTCCAAAATAGCCACAAAATCTTGTACGATATCCTCAAACGTGCTCTGATAATCACTAACAGTCTCTTTTTTATCTACCATACAATTATATATACCACTTTTTACCGTATTGCAATGATAAAAAGCATAATTAAAACTATGAGTAAGCATATTAAAGAACTTTTTCATAAGCACTTAGTTACCGAGAGAGAAGGCGTTCTTCGTGATCGTAGCGTACGTAGACCCGAACCTGCGGAGTTTAATTTCCCCGATGGTGATGAGGCAGCAGCCTTTGATGCTGGTCTTGACAATGACAGTGTTGCGAGTGATTTCGACACCGATGATATCGGTTTCAACCCTACCGAGGTGGCACAGGATAACTTCGAGGCAGTATACGATAAGGTTGAGAAGATTGATGCTATGATTAAAGATTTGGTGGATCCTAAGAAGGATGATAACCTCACAAAACTACTCTCTCTTCAAGACAGAGCGGATTCCATTGGTGATGGTCTGGTTCGCAAACTACAGCGCCCGATTGAGAAGGCTTCACTTTCTCTATCAGAGGTAAAGATCATCCTTGATCAAATTGCATCATCAGAGGCTTCGCTCCAGAAGCGTGTTGACGCACTCAAGTCTAAATAGCAAAGGGATCACTAAACGTTCTATTACGTTTAATATCCGCTAGTTTAGATTCTAGCATATCTGCGGCTTCCGCACCCGAATACACATGATCGAGTAATTGGTCATGTGTAATTTCGTTTACACCCATATCGATTGCATATTGGTTTATATCCTTGACTTCCTCAAACTCACCACCCCACATGAACACCCTCTTACCCTCGGATATGTATGTTCTATATTGATCAACCACATCCGAGTTATCAAAATCATTATCTAGGCAATATACTAATTTTGTGAACATTTCAATGTCAGCTAGGACATCCTTCTGATCACTATTCAGTTTCAGACCACCACCCCCGAAAGAATTACGAACAAAGAAGCAATCCAAAGGACCTTCGAACATGAAGCTATACTCACTACTATAATCCAGTTTGTCCAGACCATAGAAAATTTTACACCCGTTCAAGCTTGAGATGTATTTACCCATCTCCTCCTGTTTGCTTGTCTGGGCTCGACTCTGGTAGAATAGTAAATTCCTATCGACATCACGAAATGGGATGATGATTCTATTTTTATGAAGCCAATGTTTAGGTGATAACCATAGTTCCCCTCTATTCACTGCACGGTCGAGTCGTCGCCTCCTGATTTCATTCCATGCCTTAGTAACAAAGTAGTCGTCCTCGTAGAAATCTCTCTGGCCTTCATCGAACAGATCGATAGTGTCGGTGGGTTTATCAATTTCCTTCTTCTCCTCAGCAACTTGGACATACTCCCTACCACTCGATAGATCGATGAAATCATCGTCACCCACCTCCTTAATGATGTCCCCGTATGTACACCCCTCCATAGTCTTAATGAACGAGATGGTATTGAAGGTAGACCCACAATTGAAACATACCCATGCTTGCTTGTCTGAAAAGTAGTTGAATCGCTTCTTCTTACCCCAAGATTTACCCTCCATACATATAGGACAACAGCCCACCATGTCGCCATTGATTTTCTTCTGAGGAAATCCTACATGTTTAAAAAATTTATCCTCTACGTATATTTCTGGGAAAACTAACATCGGTACGAACTTACATAAATCCCTAATTAAAGTCAAGCACTATGAGTAAATTTATCACAATATTTGAAGAGGTAATGGATGGCATCGATTTGAAACTACCCGAGATAAAATCTAAGTCGGTCACCAGTCTAGGCAAGCGTAATAGTAATGACAATAGTAAAGTTGCTGGTAAGTACCTCAAAGGGTTCGACAACACTTCAAAGTCTATGGTATCGCAGCGTGATAGAGAAGCAGCCGAAGCCAAGGGTCAAATCAAAAATACCCTCAATGATGCTTCGAAGAGTCAAGTGGTGGTATTGAGTAAAGCCAAATTTGACGATCTACTCAACCAATCTGGGGGGAGAACTATGGATCTATCAGATGGTAAACCTAAAGCACTGAACAGTAAGTCCACCAATTATGAAGCATCGCTGATGCCTGATGGTAGAGTGAAAATAACCAAACTATCCAAGTAGGTTAGCCACTAGGAAATATTGTATTCTCTTGTCGATCAAGGCAGCCCATTCCCTCTTGGTGGGAATTTCCATGATAGTGTCTAAGTCTATTATTTCATTAACGGTATACCCTGCTACGAAATTGTTTCGCCAGAACCTATAATCAGTGGTGTTAAAGTCCACATCGTCTAGTGCAGATAATGGATATACGCTTTCACCATCCAAGAATCCCTCTTCAAGTCTATCCTTAACAATCTTAGATCTTACGATATATGGCTGTAGTTCGTCCTCGGTTGCATTCCTTCTAGTGAATAACACCTCACCAGCACTAACCATATCACTACCCACCATGAATTCACCCACATTGGATGGGTTATAAACATCCCCTATATTCTCAACCCCGAATAGATCCTCATACCTGATACTGGACAATTTCAATAGTGTCTGAATCTCTACTGGGGCACCGTTGGATAATCCACTATCGGACACTCCCAAGTTGGTGCCCAATTCGTCTACCGACATTGTGTCAGCCAAGTCTAAATCTCGAACATTTGATTGGAAATTTAGGATCTTCTCGTTTATGCTACTTGTGAATTCATCACCAAATACCGTTTTTAGTAGTTTGGTCACCTCCGATTCACTATTACCAAATATCACACCCCTACCAAGATTATCCTTGATATCAAATTTACACATATAGTCCAAATAAGTGGTGTTCGCATTGTGTTGCTTCAAGGCTAGTGGATCCTCAAGAGAATTGAAGTTTAATGCCGACACGGATGTACATAATTCAACCGAACCACTAACGGGGTGATTGTACATCAAACAAGCATCCAAACTTCCCTCGTTGGATGTGGCGATAGGTACTTGTATCACATTACCACAGTCATCAATTTTTGTACCAATAGCGCCACCAGATACCCATGGCGTTAATATCCCCATGTACGAACCTAGTTCCGCAACACCACAAGCACTCACTAGATCCCAAGCATTAGCCGTCAGAGGCTCCACATCGTCAAATGTGTATGAGTCTGCACCGTAAGCGGTCAAGGAAGGATTTGACGTATGGGCATAGTAAACTGGAGTATTCCCCTTAAAGGGTTGGATAAGAATTGGGACGCTTACACCATCCCAAAAGCTTGGGTGTATAGTTCTACCCACACTGGGTAAAATTTTAACACGGTCTGGGTGTTGTTTAACCACTACGTGTGAAACCGTCGAAGAAATTTCGGAATTGATCAAATTAGACATGGTTTAATTATTAGGTTTAGGGTGTTGTGTTGTGGTGTTATACTTTTCAACCATCACAATTTCAAGATTCTTAACCACATCCGATTTATTTGGTATACAGTCCACAGGCTTAGTATCCACAACGGACGGATCATTATAACCATCATCAGAAACGGAGTATTTACTATAGAACAAATCCCTAACCGCCCTATCAAGTCCATTGAAGGTACCCTTTAAGGATAATTCCGTTTTCAGATCCCCTAAATCCTTCCTCTTCTTACTATAGAAGAGGGCAATATCGCGAATTTTGGTGGCAAATACTGGGATGGCTAAAGCCAATTGATGAGGATCGTCCAGATCCAACTGGGTTAGATTGACCACCTCGGGATCATCGGTATAAATGTCCACCAACCTATCCAGAAATAATTTATATTTGTTGGCTATTTCATTCTGTTCAACAAATTCAGCAACCGCCACCTCATCCACGAGGGCATTCTTGAGGTAGTCATTATATTTAACCACACGATCTGAATATGGTATGCTAGGATTTTTAGCGTACCACTCCTTAAATGTCAGTAATTCGTTCGATAGAGCCATCCATATTAATTAGGTAACTAATAGTCTTTGAGCATCTTTTTGAATTTCGTCCTTAAGGATTTGAGCTTACTACACTCGGTCTTGTAAATCTTCAATTGTTCATCACATTCCACACCACCCATAGTCTTTTCAATTGAGGTGATCTGTACATCCAAGATGCTATATAGTGTGTTAAGTTCTGCAAATTTAAGTTCCATGTATATATTTATATGTGAAACATAGACATCTCAACTATAAAAAGGGTATTTTGCCGCTCTTTAGATCCTTCTCGGATAATTGGATAAATTTCCAACCCTTCTTCTCACAGTAATCACGGGCTGCTATCCACTTAGCCTTGTTGATCTCGAACATTTTGGTCTCATACAGGAATGTCTTCTTCTTTTTCCTCCCAGTCATTTTAGGGCGCTTATTCTCCACGATAGCCTTTATCTCCTTATCAGGCTTTATCTCCACCACAAGTATACCAAAATCCTCTGTATTGATTATAAAGTCTGTCCAGTATTGGGATACCCGATTTTTAAATGGGTGTGCATACGGCACCCATACATATTCACTCCCCCAACTAATCACCTTATCAGATTTGTCTATTAGGTGCATATATTCAAACTCCAATTTGGATCGAAACTCCACAGGTTTACCCTCCTTACAATTTATACACTTATGAGGGTTGATAGGCTTATAAATTCCCTGACGATATTTAGGTCTCTTCCGACCCTTATCCAGTTTGTAAGTCTGGTCGACTTCGGAACTATATGTGGTTTTTCTAGGCATTAGAATAGAGGTCCTATTGGTTGTGACCACGGATCAAATGATGATGATAGACAACATGAACCCGTTAGTGGGTTACACTCACCGAATTCAGGATTGGACAATTCTGTGAAACTTAGCGGTGTAAAGTTTGCATTGAAAAGTTGGGGTTTAATACCCTCACAACTCTGTGCACCCAAACTCCAGCAAAGTTCGTATGAAGACCCTCCGTTGTTATCACCCCCATCGTCAATCACCTCTAGACCTAACAGTCGTATCCTAGTAACATCCATTAGATCATACAATTGGACGATTGGTCGCTTAAGTGAACTACACGAAACAATCTCATCTCGGGTCTGGAAGTAATCACAATCTATTGAGACACCAGATATTGGTCGAGGTTCGGTGGTTATGCTACCGAGAGTACTGCTACCATCCAAGTTGGCAACAAAAACACCCGTCAATGATAAATTGAAATCATTTAGGTTATCGTAAATCTTATACATGGTGTCATTAATAACCCAATCACTAGCCAGTTCATCAGGATGTAGTAATGACGAATTTATATCAAATTTGTGTGTACTACTAGTACTTATGGTCTGTGTGTAGGTATAATCTAAATTGGCTATGAGTTGATTAGCTAGGATATCAGTACCGTTATTAAAATCGATGACGTATAATTTAGTACCACTTCTACACACACCACTCACTCGATTAAATTCATATGTTCCAACGTGTAGGCCATTAATAGTGTATTTATATATCTGGTCAGCGTTATAAATCCACAAGAATCCTTCTTGGGCATTGTCGACAACTAACCCTCTTGGGGCAGAAACCGAATGTAGGAATGACTGCCCACTATCAACATTGGAACAACTAGTGGAAGTTAGACTATACACCTCCCCGTTCACCACATCGGCCCCCACCGTGGCACCTACAGATTTAGAACCTACAAAGGTTAAATCCTCGGTGTATATTTTAACCACCTTGTTATCCTTATCCCAAATATAGAATTGTTGTGTGAGAAAATCAAATTTAACATACTGAGGATTTGCAAATTTATAATCGGAACTAGAACCACCATAACCCCCGAAGAATGTTACGAATCCTGCAACACTTGTGGATATGTCCAATTTAATAAGATACAACCCATCTAGGACATATAGATAATCATTAACAATGGATACACTCTTCACATTAACGAACTTACCAAAGCTGGTCTCATCAATTGCTTGATATAGTACACCTGAGCGGTATACCATAACCCTCTTTTTATTGAATGTAACTTCATACTCATCATTTACAAATACCCCCTCCATATCATTCTGGTCGTATTCATAACAAGTTCTAGAATCAAGGGGTATTACCGTATTGTAAATTTTGGAGAACCCTCTTAAATAATCCAGATTGTCATAAATTCTATCAATTATAGTATTGAAATTATGACTAGTGAAAAAGTCATATTGTGGGTACATATCTTCCAATCCCCACGGTAGAACAAAGGGACTGTAAATAGTTCTGACCACATTAGGATCAAACGGCTCAAGACCACTCAATGGTATGTCGTTAGGAAATGTTGCACTTAGACTCACACTTATATTTATGAAAAATAATACATTTACCTGACGGATTGAGAGAGCCCACATGTCTTTAGTTCATGGGCGGTTCACCGCCCCATAAAGCTATAAGGACACACCTCCCTGTAAGTATCCTTTTGTTGTAGCTCAACTTGTAAGGCGTTTTTTACATCCTGTATGAAATTAGGAATCATCTCCCTCTCCCTCCGTAGTGTCTCTTGGCGCTCCTGTTCCTCCAATCTCCTGAAATACTCCTCAGCATCGTGCACCCATTCTTGTGGTACCTCTGGGGTACCCAATCTCATAGCCTTGTCAAATAATGGCTTGATTTCCTCAAATCTAACCCAATCAACAATCTTCTCACCAGTATCTACGTTAATTTCGTCGGTATATCGCTGTTGTATGAATTGATCCATGGTTATTTAGAATTAATAGTTGCAGCCTTTTTTACTAGGTAGGTTAATATTTGTGTTTCACTAGGCTCGAAATTAGCCTTTAATACCTCAGAACCTCTTCCTAATAAGGTCATAGTAACACTCATAAATTCCGAGAATTCGGGTAGACCTGAAACCACTGGGTCGAACTCCCCCAACCCTTCGGTGTGTATCATCACATCATCCGACATATGGTGATCGTCAGTATCTGATACCATGGAAATTGTTATACCATCAGTATCCGACAGTAGGGTTAGTCTAACTTTGGGTGATGTATACTCATCATACTGATCCCCCTTATAGTTAATAAATCCTAAATCACCCAATTCACTATCCAAGTATTTAGATATTTTATCAAATGTTCTATCTTGAAGGCTCATCCCCAAATATAATAGTATTCAAATGTTCCTTGATTGCTGGTCGGATTTCATCCCCCATAGCCTGCGAGATAGGAACATCCGCATCATTCTTACACTGTAAAGAATCACCGTGCATGAGAACGTAAGGCACGAAGTTACCATCAACCTTCTTCCTTAGAAGGTAATAAGGGTACTTGAATGCCCCATCGGCATCAGGTTGGCCATATTTAATAGCCCATTTTGAGTCAGCCACACACCACTTTTCATCAGCTTCGCCAGATATAGTAATAACCAAAGACATCCAGTTTTTCTTAACTGATGGTCTCATATCACAAACGTCACCTAATGTGTGCCACTTATACAATCTGAAATTACCAGTAGCCTTGACAAATGAGAATCCTTCAGGCATATCCCCATCTACATCAGTCTTGGCATCTTCACTAGCATTAGCGCCCGTAAGTTTATTGTAAGCTGAGTCCACCTTTGTCTGTAAATCGGTGAAATTAATTTTCTGTCTGATAGACTTAGGTACATTATTTTTCTTGTCGTGGCGAAGTACCAACCAGTTGGATAGTACCCCTTTAATCTGTGATGCATCTTCCTCAACATCCCTTGTGGTTACCCCATTGTAGTGTTTGTTAAATTTCTTGGTCTTCTTTGGATCATCTTTGTATGCATTCTCCAGTTTATCCCTGACTTCCTTGTCCAAGAACTTGAATACGTAAGTTAGCATCTCTGCCTCTTCCTTCTTGTCCACATCGATCATAACATTCTTATCCCCTGAGGCATCCCCCCTATTCACTCTAGTCGCTTGGTTTGATGACGCTGCTTTAGAGAGGCGCTTAGTGGGTACTATACCTGCATCCTTGTACCACTGAAACCTATCGGTAATATCCTGTTTACCAAAATATGAGAAAATGCCCTCAGATGACAACTGATCTTTAATATCCTCAATATCCTCAGTAAGCATCACACTTACAAAATCTCTATAGAATTCACCAAAACTTTCCATAACTCTAATTAGTGTAGATGTGGTGGAATGACCAAAATATTTAAAGCCTCGCCAACATCAAAGATTTATAGAATCACTCAAGCTATTGAATCTCTGACTTAGTGGGATCACATTACCTTCGCTGTCGTAGGTTACTGGGTCTGAGGACTTGATCTGGTTCGGGCTGAAAACTACAAACATCCTATCAGGAACCCCATTAAATCCAACATCGTCAACAACAATAACACCATCGTGAGAGTCATTTAACCACTCATCCAATATTAGTCTTTGATAGTTATCCCAAAATGTAATCGCATCCTCACCAATTGCATCTATCCCACCCATTCCTTCACTATTCAGAAATTTAGTATCAATTACTAATGGGTTTTTAAAATTCAAATAAGCGGAAATAACTCTACCACCATCGACTTTATTTCCAATCGAGTCATAGTCAGCATACGATTGAGAAATCTTTTTGTTCTGGGCGAAAAAGAACCCCTTTTCATCAGCTCCGAAAGTGTCGCCAATAGTGTTAGGGTCAAAGGATTCAAACTGTTCTCTGGTTCCATGATAAACCTTTGGTGAGTCATACCCTGCCTTCTTAGCCGCAGCGTCTACCATGCTCTGAGTCTTCACGGTGTCGCCAGACTCCACAGCCTTGAGGTACTCTGCGTCTTGCGCTGGCGTGATGCTGTAGTTAGGTGAAACCTCAAACCTTTCAGAAATAGGAAGTATATTAAAATCTGCATCTTCAGATTCCCTATATGACTTAGGTGTGTAATTAAGAGCAGGTGAGATCTCACTGGTTGCATCCACAGTTTCACCATTATCATTTAATTCAACCTCAGTAGGGAAAAGCCTCTCCCTAACTCCAATAGCATCATCTGATGATGATCCTACTATAAAATCTTGTTGATTCTCTTGAGCCATCCTAGCGATAGCAAGATATGCAGCTTTACCATAGCCCATACCTTTCGCATCTGGTGCAGCCTCAATCGTATCAATCCTTAATCCATTAGGCGTGGTTGACAATAAAGCTGCTACTTTTGGGGTTTCAAAATCATCCTCTCCATAAACTAAAACCTCAACACCTCCATATACTGAGTTAAAATCAACAGCGTGAGCAGGGATATTATCCATTTTTGAATTCAGCTCAACTTGCGCTGGCGTGATGGCGTGGTTGGTGGATTCCCTCGCCAATACATTAAGACCCACAAAATCTCTATAGAATTCACCAAAACTTCCCATAACTCTAATTAGCGTAGATGTAGCGGAATGATCAAAATATTTAAAGCCTCGCCAACATCAAAGATTTATAGAATCACTCAAGCTATTGAATCTCTGACTTAGTGGGATCACATTACCTTCGCTGTCGTAGGTCACTGGGTCTGAGGACTTGATCTGGTTCGGATCGAATACGATTACCTCCACACCTTCATCATCTTTCCAGATTATAGAATCATGTTCAGACTTCACACGTTTTAAAGTATCATCGCTTATTAAATGAGGAAAGCTCTCCTTGTTTGATGCGTAGACACTCCTTGCGAAATCCTTCATCAAATCATCATCCATCATCAATGGATTCAAAGTCCTAGCATAGAGATCCATTTGTATCTCCTCGCCCTTCTTCACATTGTGGTGAGCCCTATGTCCTGCTTCACCAACAGGAGAAAGCCACACCGCCTTACCTGAAACTTTACTATTAAAACCGCCCATTATAAATTCATCAAACTTAGCACTTGTGATATGCTTTAATTTGTCGAAACCTAACGCTGGGTTTACATACCCCGCAGCCTTAGCCGCAGCGTCTACCATGCTCTGAGCCTTCTCGGTGTCGCCAGACTCCACAGCCTTGAGGTACTCTGCGTCTTGCGCTGGCGTGATGGCGTGGTTGGTGGATTCCCTCGCCAATACATTAAGACCCACAAAATCTCTATAGAATTCACCAAAACTTCCCATAACTCTAATTATATTATCTATCGGGAAATCACTGAAACAATCTCCCCGACAACTGATTTGATAGGAATTTTAATAACCTCACCCACCATATCATCAATATCGAACGGATTATCTATCCTATTGGTAATACCAACCAACCACCATAGATCCGATGTATCATAGAAACTCCTACTAATACTGTACAGAGTATCACCTCCCTTTATAGCATAACTACCGAATAGTAGTGGATCCATAGTATCAGGATCTATATAAAGTGTATCAGTCAAGTCATAGTAATACCCACCGTCACTATCAGTCTTCACGGTAAACATATTCTCCAAATGTTGACTGCCCAAATTGGGTATGTCTGAAATATCTTTTCTTCTCTTATCCATAATATTAATTAAAAGTTTTGCAACCACTCCATATCGAACATATCACCAACATCCTGTGGTTGGTAATTAGAGTGTGATGTATATATGGGGATGTCAGGCGTTTTATCATTTATAGGCATCCCTATGTTATGCTTACGATGGTCATCGAATTTTATCAATTCCCTCAAAAGCTGTGTAGGTTTACTATATTTATCATACACATCAACATCGAAGTAATCCTCCACTAATTGAGCATGGAGCATCATTAGACACCAGTTCAGAGCATCCACGGTGTCATCGAAAGAATCTGCACCCCCTTGCTTCTGCCAAGTCCAGTTGTTACTCTTACCCATAATCTGAATAAACCCATTGAGTTCACTAAGTAGTGTCTCTGATCGTATGGTCATCGACTGTGCCACGTTAAGGAAATGCCTCATGTTGGACACCGCCTTATTTTTGGAACTATTGTGGGACACAACACCAAACTCACCATTTACCACCATCCTCTTCATAGAATCAGCATTACTGTGATATCTGACCAGTTTCTTATACCCATGTGCATGAACAAGGGAACTAATAATTTCTCGCCCACTGTTATTTCTCTCAATTGCAGCATAACACTGGTTGTATGCGTTGAATATCTGGAGACATACTAGTGGGAATTCGGTGGTGGATATCGTGTTGTTTCGATATTCAGCAACTTGGCGTATATCATTCAAGTCCGTAAAATCGAATACCTGTATGGCTGAGTAACATGCACCGACACCTTCGGCGACATCGACACCAGCTCCATATATTCTACCATTCTTGGGCAATTCCCATATCTTAAATGACTCGTCATCGATATCATTATCATGATCTAAATACTTAGTTTGTGTGAGTATGGGCTTTGATATATTATTTTCCAACTGAAACACATTAACCTCAGATTCAATAGCTTTCTTGGCATCATCACCCATGGTAAAGCTACCACCAAATTCCACATAGAATGCTTCGGTGGATCCCATCTCGGCTACCTTCTTCCTGAACCATTCATCATCACGCTCGGGATGATCCGACCACAGCATCTCAAATGCACGGAACGGCGTCTCAATTTTAGGATCCCCAGTCTCAGCGTATTCCTTAGCTTGATGATATTTACGAGCAAACTCGTTGTTCATACCGTATGGTGTGGATACTAGGATACAGAAGGAGTTATCATCGGTATCACCCAAGCCCATGGCATCCAGTGTTGGTAGTAGAGACTGTAGGATAACCTTATCCAGATCCACCGCAGCCCCTTCATTAACGAACGCCGCCTCATCAATAACAAGGCTAGTCAGGGTAGAACCTCGGAATGAGGTTGCTGAGGTTGCTTGAATCTTACACTCATTACCACCCTTGAATAGGATAGCCTTCTCGTTCCAACGTATGATGTGAGGCTTGAGAAATAATGGTAGTAGTTCATAGGCTTCCTTAACTTTATCCAAGTTCAGTTTAGCCAATTCATACTTGTTACCCAACATGCCAATCTTCTGGAGTCCCTCACCAAATATGAGGTTCCATAGTACGAACAACACCACTAGGGTGGTCTTCGAAGTCTGTCTTGAAGAGTTCATTACCACCCTATTGTTCTCTGCGAAGAAATCCAAGGCATCCTTCTGGATGTCCCAGAGCTTCATCAATTTCTTTTCATTACCACCTACGGTGATGGTGTAGTAATTTTCCGCAAAGTAGTGTATAGAATCCTTACACTTCTTCCACTCCACCCAGTGTTCAGGACGGAATGCCACCTCAGTACCCTTCTGAGGTAAGAGAGTGTTATCACCCAACCAATTAGGTGTTATAACCTCCGCATCTGGTACTTGAGACTCACCCCATAAAATTATTTCCTCGGATTCCTCCATACATTTAATTATGGAGTGCACATAAAAAAGGACTCACCGTTTATGGGGAGCCCTTGATATCTCTAAGTAATGTTAATAATGGTTAGTAGCAGTCAGAACTATTGCATGATTTAGAGCACGCCACTTCGTCGTAGAAGTCAAATACCCCCTGACAAGGACTCTTACAAGGGCTCTCACATTTAGATTTACATGGGATGTTTGATGCTCGATTGTGGGCAATCTCTACGACATCACCACCACAGAAATTACCCGAGTTTACACAATCGAGCATTGTCTGGAGTCTACCCAGTGCGATACTGTTACCAATACCTTTACTGAATCGATCCTCATCGGAACATAGAGCAACCCCCGCCGCAATAGTAACCCCATCCTTATCGACGATGGTGGCAACCGTTTTACCACCAAAGTTACCCAATTCTACATTAGGATGTTTAAGAATTCCATCCAATTCGTGCTTCCTGAACTTACCATCAAACCACTTAGGGTGGGGTAGTGAGGGTATTACCAGAGAAGTCAATTTAGTGGCTGATGGGTTAAAAACAACTGTCCTATAGTGAGAAACCTTGAGTTTCTGACCCTCCTCCAACTTAATACCAGTTTTAGTCATGACCTCTATTATACCCATAGGTGGTGCCATTAGTCAAGTGATTTTTAAAAATGGTGGGGATGCTAGGATTCGAACCTAGATTAGCTGGATCAAAACCAGCGGTGCTAACCATTACACTACATCCCTATATGGTGAGGGGCGAAGGATTTGAACCTTTCGTGCGACCAACCTACATTATTTTTACACAGCGGTTTTACAGACCACCAGCAGGAACGCCCCTCTTAATATTCGACCTTTACTGGGCACAAAAAAACCCGAAACCTATCAAGGATTCGGGCTTGCTTATATTGTTTGTAACTTTATTTTATACAACAACGGCACTACCCGCATCCATAAGATACGACTGGTATTGATATTGTTGTGTATAAGTTTTCATTACGTTTTTAATTATGCACCATTAGTGCGAGTTTTTCAAGTTTTTCAGGTATTTTTCACCTTCTTTTGTTGCTAGGTCGTGTGCCTCTGTGAATGATGTATCCTTTACATAGAATTCAGTACCTCTCCAGTCGCCCCATCTACACTGTAGACGAGAAGAATTCCCGAAACCTATGACCACAATAACTAGAGGACTCAGGAACCCACCAGAATTATATTTTTTGCTCATTTTAGTTTTACTACGTTTGTGGTACTATCATCGGTGGCAAATACTAATGCTCTTTTAGTACCAGCAACTAATGAACCAATAAGAGTCGAGTTTCCTCGAACCTCTTTTTCTAAGGTCTCCTCGAAATACATACTACATTGAAGCATTGTCCCAGTCATAGCATCTACCTCGAATTCGGCATCTTGTTCGTGAGTTTCCATACTATCTAACATGGTAGCCACTTTACAATTACATTCATCCATCGACCAAGTTACTTTGGAAGATTTCAAGAGGTCGTAGTCCGATTTGATTTGTCGGGTTAGGTTCATGGTCGTATTTATAGGCTTATGGTTGCGGGGGCGGGATTCGAACCCGCGATGATCGGCTTATGAGACCGACGACTTAACCAGACTTGTCCACCCCGCATTATGTTTTAATTATAACACCACTTAGTGGTATGTCAAATTATTTTTAATTAATCCAACCTTGTGATTGGTACCAGTCGATGTCACGCTTGATGCCCTTGATAGCCTCCTTGATGCTACCACCACCTCGGGTGGTTCGGTAAAGTGGTGCAAATTCGACAACACCCTCTGCATCACCTGTGGTTTTTGCATCCCGTACCACGAATGAAGCGTAAGGTTTGATTTCCTTGCCGTTCAGACCAGCAGTCTCGGTGATTCTGCGGATTGTGTGACCCTTATATTTAATTGTGTTGTTCTTTGACATGAACGGATGTTACTACGCACCACACCTACCAGTCAACACCTTTTGTGAATTATTTTTCGTTTCTAATTTTGCCCGAGGATACGGCTTCTGATAATGCGGCTTGAGAATAAAGAGTCTCCCCCGTACCCGTCCAAGTACCCTGTTCGAATTCGTAGGTTTTACCCTCGATACTTTTCACTGAATACGGCGTCCGCAAGGTCGAGTAGTTGATCAATTCGCTGTTTCTCCTTGGCGAGGCGTCTGATCCGCATGAGATCAGACTTAGTGGCATCAATGGCAAGATTATCCATTTCAATTTCCAGTTCATCAATACGTTTAGTTAAGAGTTCCAACTTGGTGAACGACCACACCATTAGTGCGAGCTTTATAGCTCCAAACACATTCACTATTCACCACCTTCAGTTTTATCAACCTCTGTGTTCGTCTCAATATCCTTTTTACTTTCAGGATCCTTAAGTACGGAACCGATTGCAGCAACCCCTGCCGCTGCTAGAATTACTCTATAATCTACCTCACCAGCCTCTAATGAGGCGGCGGCTGCGATTGCGGCGGCTGCGATTGCACCCAAGAGGGTAGTCTTCCAATTTTTAAATCTTCCTATTAAATTGCTCATAATATTAATTATCATTTTAATATTTCACTTTTCGGTTTTACCGAATTTTAAATCCCAACACTTAATGGGTTTAACATAAAGTGGTGGTCTAAACTTCATAGAACGAAGCCTTTTAACTTCACCCCTCTTGAACGCCCCCTTATTATTTTTATCATCGCCCTTCATTACTTATCCAGATCTATCCTTAAGTTTCTTTGATTATCCCTATATATCTTATTATTAGGTATATCTATCAGTTCTGGGACTACGGGCTCTGTAAATCCATCCCCCTTAAGACCTTTAAACTTATCAAAGTTCTTCAATACCATGGTGTCACGCGACATAGGATCCCAGAGTAATAAGGCGGCATATTTACCGTGTTTATGTACAATAGAAACCTTATAACCCCTCCATTCACCTGATGGTATAATCTTGATGTTTTTGGTTAGGAGTCTCGCCTCACTTAGGATATCCTCTACAATTCTATTGAATCCACTCATATTATTAATTATAATTAGAAAACTAACGTATAGTTCTTGTAGAAGTTTTTAAACGATGCAACGTCAAGTTCCATTTGCCTAGGGTCATAATTTAGGTCTGTTATGTATTTAACAATTAGATCCTTGAAATAATCCTTAGTTGATCCCCTCATCGCATATGCCAACTCTGTCACATCAACACCATCCTCTATAAGAGTCATCATCATATCAGTGAAACCCTCGCCCTGTTCCACGGTAAAGTCCATAGACGGAAGACCAAAATTTATCTTCACCACAGTGCTGTCTTTCACCCTATTAGCGTCAGTGGATATGTCTAATGAATCTTCAATATTTTGGCGGGATATTAGATCATCGCCATCATAATCCTCACCATCCAGATCTTCGGATTTGAAATATTCGTGCATACCTTCGTGCATGAGCTTCGACACTTCCTGATAGTCGATAGCACCATCCTCTTCGATACGTTTGAGTATATGACTTATTACTGTAGTAGAGTTGGTGTTGGGGTCGCCATCTAGGAACTTATTATTGTAATTCTCAATCCAGTCACCCATCTTCCCCCTATAATCTGAAAAATCACCAGCGGTGATGATTAATTTATCACCCATCAAGTTCTCTCGATCATCACCACTTATAATAAAGTCAAAGATCATGTCTTGGTCCCAATCTGGGAGGTGTATGGCCTGTTCATATAAATCAAATAAGATTTTCATATGTTCCTCATCACTTCCCACATCATACGGGTCCACATATCCACTCACCTCAGTTAGAATTTCATCAGCAGCACCCCCCACATCATCCCTTTCCACTCCCACCACCCCATCATCATACACGTAAGCTGAAAAATAATCCCCAACATCTATACGATATTTGATTGTAAGGTCGACAGATCCATCGCTATAAATGGACATATAGGCATCTCTTGAAATTGTATGGTTAGTGTGTTCGAAATTGGGCGATAAATAATCTGATGGTGCAACCTCCACCTCTATACTTCCCAGATCATGATCATACTTTAGTTCCGATATTTGTTCCGCATGATAGGAATGACCCTCAAGGTGTTCACTAACCGAATCTAAAAATTCTTTTATCAAATTTTCATGTATCTCTTCTCGCTCCTCATCACTGATCCCCGAGTTGTATTCAACACCATCCTCATCCTCGTTGTCATAATCGTATCGAATGTCCTTACCAAAAATTAGTTTAGCCATATCACCAATTTTGACCCCCATATCCTCATAGGAACCACCCCTATGTGTCAATTCACTATTCCAATTGAAATCCTTATTAGCATGCTCTTTAGCCCATTCTACCAATTGTTCCTTGAATATCTTCTCATAGTCCTTGCGACCATAAACTTTTAAAGAAGGTACCGCTTGTTGTTGACCCTCACCATCAGTTAAAACGCGAATTCTGATCCTAGCTAGTGGTTCAATACCGCCCAATTCTCTCTCATGATCTTGGAAGATCTCACGAGCTTGTAGATTCTTAATAGTCTTGAAATCACCCTCTGTTACTAGATATGCTATAGCTGCGGCGTTGTTCGAATCGGCGAGTGCACACTTGAAGTAATCAGAATCAGCAGAATGACAACTTCTCATATGTTGGAAGTCGCTCATCCTAGCTATATCAATCGGTGCTCGGGAGTATATAGCATAAAGAGGCTCCGATAAAGCATTCGTTTGAGATTTAAGATCGTGAACCTTTAATAAGTATTCAATCTTATCCGCATCAGGGTTATCACCCTTATTAGCTTTATTCAGTGCTTTATTAATTTTTACACCTTGCTTCTTCTCTTTGTCGGACTTTTTATAGGCAACCCAATTATCGAAATCGATATCGTAGTCACTAAGTATGGATTTAATAGGTACCTTGTACTTCTTACCTCCATCGATTTTCTCGGCGATCCGAAGTTTATCCCCAAATATGTAGTCTAAGTTTCCCGCCTCGAACTCACTTATGTGGTAATCAACTACCTCACTATTTAATTCGTTCAGAATTTCCATATCCTTATGCGCTAGACCTTTTCAGCAACGAACATCCTAGTGGTATCACCATCTTTAAATTTAGTCCAAAATGGATTAGTAGTAGTTTCAATAATTTTATTACCTAGGTATTCCACTTTATTTTTGGTAGCCACTCCCTCTCGGAGATAATAATGCCCAATGTCGCCCACCAATATAGAATCTTGTTTGTATTCGTCTGCGAGCCTTGACCACTTCATCTCATCCTCGCTCTCATCCACTAAAATCAAGAACGAATCCTCTTCCATAGGTTGATTACTTATTGCTTCCTGAAACTGCCCTGTGGTCTCAATATATCTAGTACCTGCGATCCTACCTCTCAATTCGTTAGTTTTCACGGCGTTAGTTCTTACCACACCCTCAACAGTTGTGGGTAGGTTGCCGTTCTCATCAGGGTGTCCATTAGTTCTACATGCTGAAATAATGAAGAATCTATTTTTATTTAATACATCCAATTTCTCCTCGAAAGTACCCTTCGTTAGAATCTCTAGTGGTGCATCGAGTTGAATACCTTCTAGTATAACATTTATAACCTGATCAAATTTACTCATAATCTTAATTAGTACAAACTAATTAAAAATATGGCATCTAAACTAGGAAACTTGACTCGGGTAGAAAATACCAAAAGATATAATTCCGCAACACCAGAATATATACACGTACATGTTTATGAAGGTGATGAGTTGGTGAGTCTACTACTCACAGAAAAGGAACTCGGTGTTGCCAAGAAGAGGGCATCTAAAAATCCCGAGGATATCCCAGAGTTTGTAGAGCCTCAAGTACATGTCGAAGGGGTGTGCATTAAAAATGTGGAATACAAGCAAGGTGATGTGATCATCGAAGTATAATCACGAAAAAGCCCATCCTATCGGATGGGCTCATAAACAACCTTATCTGGATTTAGTCGCGAAGAATACCCACGTCCATTAAGTGGTGGTCAAACGACTCGGCTAAGAAATTAGTTGTATGCACCAACACAATGGTATCACCACCGATTGCTATTTCGTACGTGTTTCTGGTGTGGAAATTTTGACTATACATAGTATCCATCATCAGTTTGTGCATTCGATGGAGTTCCTTGGTACTCTCTTTCCACGTCACACGCTTGTAGAATTTATCACCCTTAGTGATTCCCTCGATATGGAACTTCCTTGGTATATCATGAGATTCACCCTGAAGAAATGGATGTAATAGATACACACTTGAAGTTTCCACACTCACAGGCACTTTCATACTCAATGGGTATTCTATATCAATCGTAACCTCCACACCGTCCGTGTAACTATTGGTAGATGCTAGGATTCGCTGAATGTCCTTACCTGTACCATGAACGATCATAGATTCGTCCCCTAGGTGGAGTTCTCGAACTTCCACATCACTACCACTAGGTGGTGTAGGAGTGGTTGTATTTTGTGCACAACTAACTACTGTGAGGCATGCTGCTACTTTTAGTAATAGTTTCATTTTATTTGTAGGTTGTTATAATAATTTATTCAATTTGTCGATCACATCAATCAGTACATCGGTATCATTTCCTTGAGATCCCCCCAGATCTTTGAAAATCGATGCTCTATCAATATCAACCTCTAGGTTATCCAGAAGTTGTTGAAGAGCTGGTAATGACACCTTGTCATAGTCACCACCACCCTCTTCAATTTTACATATAGCGGTGATTCGATCTTCATTGTTTAGATATGGCTCCAGTTCCTTTATCTTGGTTAGAGCATCTTCACTCGACATTGTAAAGTATCCTAAATCACTCATATGCACCTACGATACACAATACACGGGATATGTCAACTAGGAAAGATCAAGATTATCCATCCATTGATGAATATTCCACTCCAATTCCTTGGTGTGGATCATAGAGCTAGTCCACCCACCTTTTTGTGGTATCGAATAAGAAATATTAACCGCTGGCACCATATCAGCAAAGACATCAAAATCCTTCAAAC